ATGCATAAGCATGCTTACCTCTCGGTCGGGGAGGCTGCCGAACTCCTTGGCATCTCGACGGACACATTGAGGCGCTGGGAGAAGGCGGGGCGGATTCAGTCCTGTCGAACCCCCACTAATCACAGGCGGTTCAATCGCGCCAAGGTGGAGGAACTGCTAACGAGCACCCCCACCCCCGCCCCGGCCTCCAAGGCGGTGGCCTCGTGACGGGTCCGGCGCTGGTGATCATCTTTGTGTCGGGGTTGGCGCTGGCGGTTCAAGTGTCGACAACGGATGAACGACTCCAGGGGTTTGCAGGTATAGCTGTGCTCGCGGTGATCGCGCTTCTAGCGCTTGGGTCCGCCGTATGCGCGCTGGTATCTCACATACAGGCAACAGCCCTGGAGGTAGCAGCTCGGCGAGGCCGAGTTCGGCGACTTCCACTCGCAATCGTTTCCGACGCCACCGGCCAGGGTGAGGCGACCAGGTGACGATCAACGCCGCGCCCCGAGTCTTAGCCGGATCGACGTTGGCGCCAACTCCCACGATGACTGATTCTCCGGCCTTCACGACGGAGATCGCATACCCCCAATTGCTGGGCTCAAGCTCGATCGCTGGATCGCATTTCGAGCCGAATACCTTCACGTCGAAGGCGTCGCCGTCTCCGGCGTTGATCAGCGCCACCCGCGCCACCTGCGTGGGTCCGTCCCCCACGCCACTGGATTCTCCCCGATTCGGCGTCAAACGCGCCTCCAGACGCAAGACGGCACGGGGCCTGTCAAACCACCGTAGGAGCAACGTAATGAGGGCGGACACGATTGCCGCTGTTGGGATCACGCCCAGCCAATCAAGCCACGTCATTCCCGGACAGTACTGCCCCTCCAAGGCGGTGGCGTCGTGAGCGCCGGGTCAGTTCCGCCCGAACTCGCTGAGAAGCGCGGCGAACCTTTCCCAAGGGAAGCCCGGGCGTTCCTGAAGGCGTTCTGTCTCGTTTTCGATCATGACTATTCCCGCAACCAGACCCATGAGGAGCGGGCGCAATATCTCAAAGAACTCGGGGACCTTGCCTTTGGATGCCGCGACGCTAGCGCCCAGCCCCGTCAGGACGTGGATCGTGCCCTGCATCGTTGGCGGAACTTGGTTCAGCAGCGCCTTGAACTCGTCGGGCAATTCGGGCAATCCATCGGGCGATTCACTCATCGCCAAGCTCCTTACGTTGCACGGGCTGTCACCCGTCATGTAACCGGCGCGATCCTTGCCGCGTCTCGGTGGTTGCAGCGTAAGGCGTGGGCCCGACGCGCCGTGGAATCCGGGACGCGGCCGTCGGGCACCACAGAAGGCGGTGCGCGATGAGCACGGCGAACGAACGGTCGATCGGCCAAGAGCTGGTGCGGATCATCCGCTCCGAGATCCGCGCCTACGACGAACGCAAAGACGAGGCGCTGCGGCTGCGCAAGGTCGCTGACCAGGCGGTCGCCGAGGCTGAGCGGGCTGCCAAGGCGGCGCGTGAGTCAAAGCCGAATTCCATCGGTGGCGCAATCAGCGCCGCCATCGTTGGTGATACCGGTGCGAAGGCAATCGATGCGCTCTTTCGGCAGCACCGACCGCATGTCGACTTCACCATCGGCGGCAACGAGCGTGACCACGGAGTGGTGCAGGCAACCGGGTACGCCGCCGCGACCGCAAAGGCCGTCAACGACGAGATGCTGCGTCGGCAGCAGTCCGCCGGGAAAACCTCGATCCAGACGCGCGGCACCGGGGAGGACCCGCCACGTCGTCGATGGTGGCAGCGCCGAACAGACTGAATCACCTTGTCTGACAACTGAATAGGAAAACCCCGACGGCGGGCTCGCTCGCCAAAGTTCACCCGCCGCCGGGGCCTCTACAACCAGCCTAAAGGAGGCCGGTCATGTCCCACCGTATCCAAGTACCCATTGCGCGCGTCGAGGGTGTCCGCACCGCGATCATGCGGCACGCAGCGTGGACAGTCTCATTTCTCGCCCTGATCTACGCGCTGACCATGCTCGCCGGGCATCAGTACGCGCAGTTCGCCGTCCTCATGACGCTCGTCCTCGCTGCGTCGGGCATTGATCTGCACCTACACCGCCGCGGCCGGTACCGCGACCGGTCGGCCGTGCTGCTGCTCATCGCCTTCGTGGCCATCGTCGTCACAGGCGTATTCGCGCAGGTGGGGGTGACCGCGTGACAACCGACACCACGCCAAACGTGTTGAACCTCAACAACGTTATCGACAAGGTGACCGGCGCCATGGACGCGCTAAAGGAGACCGCCGAGGCTGCGGGCGTCGACTTGAGCGACGATATGCCGCACCTCGAACGCGAGCTGGACCGGTTCTTCGCTACGCGCCATACCGAACGCGACGAGGCCAGCGCGGCGATTCGCGCATCGGAGGCGGTCTGGTGATGGCCGAGACACCCAAGCCCACACGGGAACTCATCGCCAAGATGCGCGAGGCCGCGGACACGCTACAGGACGCAACGTTTATCTATTTCGACGAGCGGAACCCGGGGCGCGCAAGCCAGACCGACTGGCGTCCCGTGAACCTCCGCAGCGTCGCCCGTGACTGGGAGACACAGCTCGACGAGGACAACCGTATGGCCGAGCAGATCGCCCAGATGATGACGGACCCGACACGTTCAAACCTCGACATCGCCCACGAGATCATCCAGCGATTCGACGTTAAGCCGAAGGGGGCCACGGCGTGACGACTCACTATCTCAAAATCGACAGCCATTGGTACGGGCTGCTGTGGGATGGGACCAAGACGCACGAGATCCGCCTCGATGACCACGACTACCAAAAGGGCGACCTGATCAGGTTCAAGGTCGCCGACGTGTACCAGCACGGCCGCTGGACCGTGACGCACGTGCTCAAGCATGTGCCCGGAATCGAAGCCGGATACGTCGTGCTCTCGCTAGAGCATCCCGACAAGACCGAGCGAGAGCGCCAGTACCGCGAGCGCTACGAGATTGTCGAGAGCCTGCGTCGCTCCAATTCTGCACTGCGCGGGGTGATTACGCGTCTACGCAATCAGATCAGCATGCGCGAGCACAGGGAGATGGTGGGCCGGTGAGCCTCAACATCCCCGAGGGCTACGAGATTGAGTACCTCATCCGTAAGCCGGACGGCACGCTGGTACTCAGCGCGAAAGACCGGCCTGCGTGCTGGAGCGATCGATCTGAATGCGTACAGGCGATCAAGCATCTGGCCGAGCACGCCCAAGCGCTCGGTATCACCGACTATCTGGCGACGGTGGAGGCGAGGCTGTGCTCTCCAGTGTTCGCGCTCGATACCCCGCTCGCCGGGTTCATCGCCGAACTGGAGACCTGGCGCAAATCACAAGGGGGGCAATCGTGAACACCTATTTTTGCCCGGTGTGCTGGCAGCGTGCGGTGCGCAACAAGACCCACGACGTGATCTGGCCGCACCTGGACAGCATCGGCGCCGACGAGTGCCCGGCATCGAATCACCCGTACCGGATCGCGATCAGGGCCGCGGTCTCCCCTCGAACCACATTGCGCCAGGCCGTGTCTGCGGCGCATCAACTACTGGAGGCAATCGCCGCATGAGCACCAAATTCGTACCACCGATCAAGCGCGTGGACCGCGGCAAGAACCACTGGTATGTGGACGGCAACAACGTCCATATCCCTGGTGTTACAACGATCATCGGCAACGGAATCCCCAAGCCAGCATTGATCAACTGGGCAGCGAACGCGACAGCTGAGTATGCGATCGACAACTGGGACGAGCTGGGCGACTTGGCCGTTGCCTCCCGGCTCAAGACGTTGCAAGGTGCCCGCTACGAGGCCACCGACAAAGCCAAGAAACGCGGCACCGAGGTCCACAAGATCGGCGAACGGCTGGTCAAGGGCGAAAAGGTCAAGAACATCCCCGACGAGCTACGCGGCCACTGCGAGGCGTACGTCCGGTTCCTTGATCGGTTCGAGGTAGATCCGGTGGCCGTCGAAATCACCGTCGTTTCATACAAATACGGCTACGCCGGCACGCTCGACTTGATTGCTGACCTCACGGACAACGAGGGCAAGCGCGAGCGCTGGTTGCTTGACCTCAAGACGAACGAGAAGGGCATCTACGGCGAGACCGCACTCCAGCTCGCCGGATACCGGTTCGCCGAGAAGTACATCGGCCCCGAGGGCGACGAGCTGCCAATGATCCCGGTGGACCGCACCGGGGCAATTCAGATCACGTCCGATGACGCGCTGTTGTTCCCCACGCAGAGCGATGAGTCGTCGCTTCGGTGGCTCTGGTACGCCTCCCAGGTCGGCGAGTTCGTCAAGGCCGGTCGAGATCTCGTCTACCCGGCAATGGAGCCGCACAACCCTGACGCGCCGATCGCGCGCGTCGTCTACGACACCAAGGAGAACTGAGCATGACCGAACTCGCCACCCGCCCGAGCGCCTGGCCCCCCGCTGCCGGATGGGACGGCACCATTGAGCGGCACCCGGCCACCGTGCAACCCACGCAGGCCGAGCGCATGCGCGAATGGCTGCACCTGTTCAAGGAATGCCGCGAGGCCGCCGAGGTGCTTGCCAAGACCTCGTTTGTCCCCAAGGACATGATGGGCAAGCCCGCCGAGATCGCCGCCTCGATGCTCAAGGGCTGGGAGCTGGGACTCGACCCACTCGATGCGCTGGCCTCGATCTACGTCGTGCATGGCCGAGTCGGCTTCTATGCGGAGTTCATGCGCCGCCGCATCATCCAGGCCGGGCACACCTTTCGGGTCACCGAGTCCACCGACAACCGATGCGTCGTCGAGGGCACCCGCAGTGACAACGGCGAAACCCATCGCGCGACGTTCACCGCCGAGCAAGCCAAGCGCGCCAAGATCGACATCGCCGCCTACCCGGCCGAGAAGCTGGTCGCCCGCGCCACCTCCCGGCTGTGCAAGCAAGCATTCCCCGACGTGCTCTCGGGCTCGCTCATCGTCGAGGATCTGCTCGACGGGCTGATCTCCGTGGAGTCCGAGCGGCTGGACGCGCCAGCACAAGAGGCGACCGAAGCGCCGGCGCTGCAGCGCCGCACACGCACGGCCCGCAAGGCACCCGCACCCAAGGCGGCACCAGCACCGGCGACTGATCTAGACGAATTTCCCACACCCGAGCCCGAGCCTGAGACGGCACCAGTTGAAGCCGAAGCGGCACAGACCGAATCGGAAGCCGAGCCCGACGAACCCGGTATCACCGATCCGCAACTCAAGAAGCTGCACGTCCTGTTCGGCAAGCACGGACTGAATGAGCGTCAGGCCGGTCTGGACTGGCTCACCGCGGCGACCGGCCGCGAGATCACCTCATCGAAAGATCTCACCAAGCACGAGGCCATCAAGGTCATCGACATGTTGGAAAACGACGAGCCCCAGTAGTTCCGCTTTTGAAACACCCACCACCAGAAGGGAAGTAACACATCATGGCCGAAGTAACCGAGAAGCCCGCAGGCTTGCCCAGCACCAACGCGCTCGACAAGTTCGACGACGGACTGGCCACCGGCCCGACCGAGATCCGACTCGGGCAAGCCGTGCTCATGTCCTTAAGTGATCCACCCGAAGCCGGCGAATACATCGACATATCGGCGCGCCTGTACGTCAAGCACGCCGGATTCGACCAGAACACGCCCGATAGCCCGAAAGTGCCTGTGCGTCAAACCAAGATCATCGTGGCCTGGCCGCTCGGTGGGCAGATGCCCAAGCCCAAGTCCAAGAACGGCGCCGAGATCCCCGAGGTTGATGGCCAAGAGCCCCTGTTCGACGACGACGGCGACCCGCAAGGCGCCGACGATGACCAACAGGACGATCATCAGGACAGCCAGGGCGACAGCACCGTTGTCGCATTCACCGGCGGTCCGGCATTCTCCGACGGCGCCGAGGGCGACGGCGAGTAAATGCCCACCCAACCAGTCATCGACCACCGTGGCGCTTCTGCTCCCGTCACGGTGGTCGATGACTACCCACTCGGCGAGTACCCGCCCGTCACCTGGTGGCAGGTGCAGAACATCCCCCACGCGGTAATCGTCAGCGAGGCAGTCGTTGCCGCAATCAGCGCGGCGCTCGACCTACTCGCCGTGACTCTATTCGGCAAGCCCTGGTCGGAGCTGATCGACCAGTCGTGGCAGCCAATGTCTGAGTGGTTCCAGTGAACGACATCTACGCCGCCGAGCGCGATGAAGCTCGCGCAGCCCGCTACGCCATGACCGAGATGGACCGGGCCCCCAGACATCCACACGCACACCTCGGCATGTGCGGCGACCGAGACGACGCAAGAGAGGAACGCTGATGCTGACCGAAGATCAGCGCTGGCTGCTATGGACCGTCGGCCTGAACATCAGCCGCGCCTTGCTATCCGAAGAGGGCTTGCAGAGTCACATGTCTAGGCGGGGCGGGTACCTGGGTTCGCCGCGCGACGGCGCTCCGGAGTGGATGAACAGCTACGAGACCCACAACAACAGGATCACGAGCCCGATGAGCGGTGACGTGCGAGTCACCGTGACAGCCAGCCAGATTCGGGCGTTCCGCAAGACAATTCCCACGGAGCTACTGCGCGAGTTAGCCACGATCGACAAGGCCGAACTCGACGAACACCGGCGCACCGCGATGTGGTGCCGGTGCCACTGGACCTACGACGGCGAGCCCCGCGCGCACACGGACTTTATGCAGCGCGAGTACTACCACCCCACTGATGATGAAGACAAAGCCCATATGGACATCGTGTTCAGTCTGCGTGACCGCGAATGGGGCTGCCTGGCGGCAATCCTTGGCGTCGGTGCCGAACCGGTCGGGCAGCTGGAGCTGTTTGGAGTCAGCGCATGATCACGCCCTACTACCAAGATGAATCGGTCAGCCTGCATCACGGCGACGCCCTCGACGTGGCCAAGGCACTGCCCGCCGGCGGGCCGATTGCATCGTCACCAGCCCGCCCTACTTCGGCCTTCGCGACTACGGCGAGCCCGGCCAGTATGGGCTGGAGGACTCGCCAGTCCAGTACGTCGAGAATATGCGCGCGCTGTTCGCCGAGCTGCGCCGCGTGCTCGCCGACGACGGAACACTCTGGCTCAACCTTGGTGACAGCTACTACAGCGGCCGGGGCAACCCGGGCCCGAACGCCGACGACCGTAAGAGCGTCGCACGGCGCGGTTGGGTCCGGCCCGTGGACCGGCCCGGACAGTCATGGGCGAAACCCAAAGACCTGCTCGGCATCCCGTGGAGCGTCGCATTCGCGCTGCGCGATGACGGCTGGTATCTGCGTAACGACAACATTTGGAACAAGCCGAATCCCATGCCCGAGAGTGTCAATGACCGCTTTTCGAGCAAGCACGAGTACGTGTTCATGCTGACGAAATCCCGCCGCTACTGGTTCGACCTCGACGCGGTCAGGGAGCAATACGAGGGCGACCGTGATGCTTCCCGGCGCTCACGATCGGGTAACACCAACAAGGCCAACAGCGTCACCACCCCGTGGGTTCCACCCGAGTCGCGTCCGACAGCATGGAATAACCAGTCGAATATGGGTGCCACTGGGAGCCAGCACACTTGGGCCAACAAGGGTGGCCGGAACCCTGGCGACGTGTGGACGATTCCGACCCAACCGTTCTCTGGCGCCCATTTCGCCGTCATGGCCTCCAAGCTGGCACACCGTTGCATCGCCGCTGGATGCAAACCCGGTGGCACCGTGCTCGACCCGTTCAGTGGTTCCGGTACAACAGGAATGGTCGCCCAACGCCTCGGCCGCAAGTACATCGGCATCGAACTCAATCGCGACTACCTAGACCTGTCGCTGCGCACCCGCCTGCAGGCCGCCCCGCTCGATTTCGAGGCGGGCGCATGAAGCACGCGTTTTGCGACAGGTGCGGGCGCTACTGCATCGTGCGCAACCACCGCGATTGCGTGTGCCATGAGTGCGAGCTTGGCATGAATTCCATCGCGGCGATGCTCAACCCGCGCTGGGCACGACCGATGACCAGCAGCGAGATCCAGCTCGCCCATACCTGGCTGATGATCGAGCTCGGCTCGAAAGTGAGTGCGTGATGACCCGCACCCCCGAGAGCACCAAGGCATACCAGGCCGGCCTGTGCGTGGACTGCAAGACCGAGCCGCACAGTGCCGGTCGGCCCCGATGCGAGAAGTGCCATACGAAATTCAGAAGGGGTGAGTGATGGCCTTCACAGCTAAGTACCCCGGTTGGTGCACCAATTGTGACGACCGCATCGAGGAAGGCGACGAGGTGCGGTATTCGGGAGCTGGCGAACTCATGCACGACTCATGCGTTGACGACTCGGAGATCCGCGACGTAACTACCTGTGCAGCATGCTATTTGATTCACACTGGGGAGTGCTTCTGATGCCCATCCGCGCCGAGAACCGCGACCGCTACCCCAAGGACTGGCCCGAGATCTCGCGCCGCATCCGTTTCGAGCGCGCGCAAGGCCGCTGTGAGTGCGAGGGCGAGTGCCTTCGTGGCACTCACCTCGATCGCTGCACGAACGTCAACGGACAGCCCGCCTACGGCACCGGCAGCCGCGTCGTGCTGACCGTGGCGCACCTGAATCACACCCCCGAGGACTGCCGGGATGAGAACCTGCGCGCCATGTGCCAGGGCTGCCACCTGCACTACGACCTAGAGCACCACGCACAGACGCGCCAGCGGGCACGCACGGCGGCTCTTGAGGCGCAAATGAATCCACTATTCGAGGTGACGCAATGAGAACCATCCTCGCCGATGACGACGGCCCGCCCCACCCTGGCCACACAACGTCCGATCACTACCTGCTCAAGTCCGGTCACCAGGTCCGGGTACTCAACGACACGGGCGACGATCGAGTTGAGATCACCACCAGCACCACGTATTGCCTGCTTACGTACACCGAGGCTGTCCGCGTCGGATGGTCACTCATCGTCGCCGGGATCAGAGGGTGGCGTCGTCGTGCCTGAACGAATCCAGCGCAAGCGCACCCGTTACCTGGGGCATCTTGAGATCTATTGCCCCGGTACCGGGAAGCCACCCGCCGCGGGGCGCGTGCAGCGAGCTTCCGACCCCGGGGGATCTGTTCAATGTGCGGCTACGAGTACGCGCTCAAGACGGACGGATGCCTGCGGGCGCATGGCCGATATCCGGTGCAAATCACCTACACGACCACGAAAGAGGATTCATGAAGGCCGTTCTGCTCTCGTCGACGTACTACCTCGATGAGGCCGTGCAGCAGCTCAGCCCCAACGCTGAGCGCATGCTCACGAGAGCACTCGCCTTCTGCGGCAACGTCGAATCATCCGGCTACATCTCCGAGCTCAACATCACGATGCTTGGGCTACCCAACCCCAAGAAACTCGCCCGTGAGTTGGTAGACGCGGAGATCCTTGTTCCACGCCCGAACGGCGGGTGGGACTTTCGCACATGGGACGTGTGGAACTCGGCCGGGGACGCACTCGTGGCGCGTCGCAAGGCCGACCGAGATCGGCAGGCGCGGCTACGGCAAGAGAAGAAATCACGTGACGCGTCACGTGAGATGTCACGTGACGTCACGCCCCCTAATAGAACAGAACAGAAGAGAACTACTGGTTACGTTGAGAGTGCTACTCCCGACTCGACCGAGCGCGAGCCGCGCAGCGCACCCGTGACGCCGCTGGCCAATCGCCTGGTCTCCCAGATCATCCCTTCCGAACACCCGCCGGCCACCCTCACCGAACTGCGCTTGCAGACATCCGCCCTGCTCAAAGCCGGTCAACCCGAGGCGCTGGTGGCCCAAGCACTCGAACTCTGGACCACCAAGGCGCTGCACCCCAAGACTCTGCCCAGTCTGGTATCCGAGCTGATCAACGGCCGAAATCAGCCCAACCGCAACACGTCCGAGCACGCCCAGGCGCCGCCCGCTGCGCGCAAGGTCGGCATCGGTCTCGACCTCGCACGCGAATTCGCCAACCAGCCCGAACCACCCGCATTGGAGGCATGATGACCACCCGGAACTACCCCCAGATCGCCGCGCTGGTGCTCACGAAATGCGCCGCCTACGACCCGTATCTGACCGCTCCGACCAAGGAAACCTGCCTTGCATGGGCTGAGCAATTCGAGCTGTACGGGCTCGATCTCGACGACCTGACCAAGGCCGTCACGAAGGTCTACAGCGAGCACGGATCGGGCTATCGGCCACTGCCCAAGGACATCACCGACGCCGCCCGGGCCATCCGGCGCGAGCGCACCGAACGCGAGTCCAGTGAGCAGCGCGAAGCGCGCGAGGACCGGCTCGACGCGCGACCTGGGCTCGTCGACCACCGCCGCGAGATCACCCAATTCGCGAGCACGTTTGGAGCTATCCAGTGAGTGACCTCGACATCGCATTCGACGCCGACTACTGCGGCAGTAGCCACCCCGACGGGGAGTGCAGCCTGCCCAGTGGACACAAGGGACACCACGAAAACCTGTATGCCCGGTGGCCTGCCGACTGGGGCTGGTGCATCGGCGGCGATCAGGGGATGCCCACTACTGAGACCCAGTACGCCATCGAGCCGAGCCCGCACGACTGCGCACGGTTCCACACCGACGAACTCGCGAGCGCGATCGAGGAAGTGTCCAACTACCGCGAGGGCGCCCTGATCATCACGCGCACGGTCACCTATGGACCATGGCGCTACGTCACCCCCGAGGAAATGCAGGCCACGGAATGAGCGAGCACCCCCGCCCGTACATACCCCGGCGCCCCCGCCCGAGCGCGTCGCGCGGCCCCGTGGTCGCCGCCTACGCCGACAAGATCGACTACCCGTGCGAGCACTGCCACGTCGAACCGGGCAGCTGGTGCAAGACGCCTGACGGCCGCGACCAGATCGCCCCGTGCTGGAACCGCGGCGCCAAGGTCGATGCGCGGTGAACGTCGGGCAGCTCATCGCACAGCTCGCGAAGTTCGACCCCAGCACGCCGGTCGTCATGCAGATGACCGACGAGCCACCTGGCGATTACGAGGTGGGCGAGGTCCGCGCCGTGGCGTACTGCCGCGAGCGGCCGTACGCATCGCAGCCACAATGCTGGCCGACCACCTGGCATGCCGATCGGTACCGCAACTGCGACCCACCACAGCCTGTCGCGTTCCTGTGCATCGACCCGCCTATGCACGAGACCGTAGACGCCGAAATCGACCGACCCGCAATCGAATCAGCGAGGAACGCCCAATGACCAATGAACTGCCCGCCGTGAAGATCGATCGACTCGGCACGCTGTATTTCGACGGCAAACTGCTGCCAGCTTTTATCGACGAACGCAGTATCACTGTCACGCCCGGCGAGGCTGGTGGTGTCAACCGGCTCACGGTCACGCTTCTGGTCGGAAAGGTGGACATCGAGGACCCCGATACCGAGGGCGACCCCTCATGACCATCGTCCTCGGTATCGACCCGAGCCTGCGCAGCACCGGACTGGCCGTACTGCGCGACGGTGCGCCCGCCGCACTGCACTCGATCGGCTACGGCGGCCACGACGGCGATTCGTACGCAACCCGCAGCCGGCGTGTGCGCGCCGTGTGCCGAGCGGTGATCGAATGGGCGCTGCGCGACGGCCCGCCGGATCTGGCTGTCATCGAGGGGCCGGCCTATGGCCAATTCCTGCCCTCGACGTTCGACCGCAGCGGGCTATGGCACGGGCTGTACGGCGCGCTGGACGCCAAAAAGGTTCCCGTTGCGGTAGTTCCCCCGCAGACCCGCGCCAAGTGGGCCACCGGCAATGGACGGGCCGAGAAGGGCGAGGTTCTGCTCAACGTCCGCGAATGGTTCGGGCCCCGCGTCAAGGTGCTCAACCACGACATTGCCGACGCCGCGGTGCTCGCGCTCATGGGCGCCTTCCGGCTCGGGGAGGCAATGCCGTTCACCGTAAAACCACGGCACTACGCGGGATTGGAGGCAGCGGCATGGCCGAGTTGACATTGCACGACATGCTGAGATGGCCACCGAATCCATTCCTGACGCTCCCTGACGATCCATTCGACCCAACTCCGTGGTTCAGCACGTTCTACAAAGACGTGGACCTCGACGCGATCGACTGGGCCGACGAGATGCGCAAGCTACCAGGGCAATTCACCCAACTGTTGTGCTTCCCGGGATCGCTCGACGAACGCGTAATCGCCCAAGCTGTTCACGAACTGACCGAGGAGCTGATGCGTTGACCAACTGCCGCAAGTGCTCCCAGCCCGCACAGCTGTTCTTGTGCCCGAAATGCGTGGACGCGCTGCGTGAGCACGCCACCCAACTGGCCTGGCTGATCGAGCGTCTCGACGAGACCGTGACCCGCCAAGACAAGCTCGCCAGCCCCATCATCGGTAAGGCCAGTGACGAACCATTGCCGTTCAACGCCAGCGCATCGGAAATCGCCCATCGGGCACGCGGAACCGTCACCACGTGGGTGCGCGCCATCTGCGAGCACCGCGGTATCAGATTCGAGCCCGTGCGCGTGGTGCCGCTCGATTTCATCGGTCCCCTGCCCGACGCACGCTGGCGACGCCTGCCTCGCCGTTACCGGCCGACACTGGCCGACATGTGCGACTGGCTTGCCGAGCATGTGCACGCCATCGCGCTCACCCCTGGCGCCGAAGAGTGCGCGCTGGACATGGCCGAGCTGTGCGAATCCATCGTCCGTGCGGTCAATCGGCAAGAGCGCCATTTCGCCGGCCCGTGCCCCACGATCAAGGGACACGACCGGCGCGGCCAGCAGATCACCTGCGGGCACATGCTTTACACCCAAGGCGACGAGCAGTTCGTCGAATGCCCAGCATGCAAGGCCAAGATCGACGCGCCAAAGAACCGGCTACGCACATCGGTGGACCGCGACCTGATGCCCGAACCCAAGCTGCTTGAAGCACTACACGCTGTCGAAGGAGGCCTCGATGAGGACGGCAACCCCAAGCCGGTGCCGTCCAAGAATCACCTTCGGCGCTGGATCAAGAAACGCCAGCTGCACATCCGGGGCTGGCTGCACCAAGGACGGGTGGTGCCGCACTACATCCAGTACCGCGATCCGCGTGTATTCAGTTTCAGTCAGGCCCAACACCTATGGTGGAAAGAGCAGTCGTGAAAGAAAGCCGGAGGGCACATGACTACTGAGACCGTGCAGTGGCGCAAATGCGTGTATCAGCTGCGCTCCTGCCAGATTTGGACGAGCGCGGGGCATGTCCTCGGACATACTCAAGCATTTGTCGGTCCGCGTGACGAAGACGGTTCGCCCACGCTCATCAACCACCCCGCGCCGATCTGCCCGTCATGCCTGGCCCTCGATCCCGAACCATTGCCCGCAGACGCCGACCTTGCTTGCATGCCGGAGCCGCCGCGCAACGGCAACGGAGCGTTCGTCTCCAAGATCGAACACCCACGCAAGAAGGCGGATCCGCCGTGCTGCTGCCACTCGATCATCAAAGACGAACACGGACGCCTACAGTGCCTTACCCATGGTGATGTCACCGACCGTCGCGGCGACCCCTCGATAGCCGACGTACGCCTGGACGGCTACAAACGCTGGTCGTACCGGAACTAGCCGCCACGCGAGGCTAAGTCAATGTGCCCGCACCCCCGCTGACCAGCTAGAATCATAGTTGCCATCTATTGTGCTGCCCGAAAAACCCCGGCCTAGCTGGGGTTTTGTCATATCCGGGGAGGCGACCTGATGCCCAGTGCACCACCGCGTGTGTGCGCTCGCTGCCACCAGCCCGCACCGAAGGGCCGGCCCTGCTCGTGCCGTCCGGCATGGGAAGGCTCCACCCATGACAGCGGCAATGACCGACGCTGGCAAGGCGTGCGTGATGCCTACCTGGCCACACACCCGCTGTGCGAGCACCCGGGCTGCCCGCGCCTGGCCGACGACGTAGACCACGTGACACCGCTGGCTGAGGGCGGCGCCAAGTACGACCCGCGCAACTTCATGCCCCTGTGCGAGGACCACCACAAGGCCAAGACCAACGCCGACGCGCTGCGTGGCAAACACCGTCTACGGACAGCAAACTCGTACGCAAAGAGGCGTGCATAAATATTCAGAGGTTTATGCACGGCGTATAACCCCGATTGGCACATAATCGCAGGTCAGGGGGTATAGGGGTGAATATCGCTATGACCAGCACATATGCGACTCGCCGCGGTAGGCGAAGATTTTTCTGCACAACATTCATGCAAGGGGGGGTAATTATGCATAAACCCCATGGCGCGCCAGCAAATGGCCTCCCTGTACAGCAAATAGGTGGTGAGTGATGCCCGCGCAGCAGCCAGCGAAACTGCTCTTGCTCAATGGTCGCGGTGAGGGCCAGGACAGTGCAGGTCGGCCGGTTGCGCAGCCGCCGGCGTTCAAGCGGCTGGCCCCCAATCCTCCGAGCTGGCTCTCGCGTGAGGCAAAGGCCGAGTGGCGCCGCGTTGCCCCTGGTCTGGTGCGTCTTGACCTGATCAAACCGGAGGACCGCGCGACGTTGGCCGCGTACTGCGAGACGTGGGCGCGGTTCGTCGTGGCGACCAGGGATGTGAACGCCAACGGGATCACGGTGCGCAATGAGTCGACCCGCAAGGACGGCAGCACGTCGGTGTGGTGGACGAAGAACCCCGCGGTGGCGGTGGCCGAGCAGGCGTCGTCGCGGTTGCTGCAATTCGCCAACCACTTCGGTTTGACGCCGGCCGCTGAGCGCAACGTGTCCAAGCGAGACGACGATCGTGGCGAGTTCGAGGCGAACCCGTTCGCGGGTGCAGCCGACGACGACTGATAGCCCTTGGGCTGACGCTGATCTCGATGCGCTCAAGCTCAGCCCCGAGGTGGCGTGGTATCTCGAGTCACGCGGCTATCCGGTCCCTGACTGCCCGCCACTGATCAAGACACCGGAGCCCCGGGAGGTTCCGGGGGCGCGGTTCGATCCTGAGCGCGCTGACAAGGTAGTTGCTGCGTTCCGGCAGTTGCGGCACACCAAGGGTAGATTCGCTGGTCAGCGCTTCGATCCTGACGTGTGGCAGGTGGCGTACATGATCGCCCCGGTTGCTGGCTGGGTGCATCGCTCTGTCGATTCGGGCGCCTGGGTGCGGATCATCACGCAGGCGTATTTCGATATGCCGCGCAAGAACGGCAAGAGCACGACCGCGGCCGGGTGGGGCATCTACCTGACGGCGGCCGACGGCGAGTTCGGCGCGCAGGTGCTCGCCGCGGCGACGACCAAGGAACAGGCCGGGTTCGTGTTCGAACCGATTCGGCAGATCGTCAACAAGTCGCCCGGCTTGAAACGGCATCTACGGGCGCTGCAAGCGAAGATCACCCATGCGGCGTCGGGCTCGTACTTCAAGCCGATCGCCAACGCCGGTGATGCGCAGCACGGCGCCGACATTCACGGCGCGATCATCGACGAGCTGCACCTGCACAAAGACATGGTGCTGATCGAGGCGCTGGAGACCGGCACCGGCTCTCGTGAGCAGCCGCTCATCATCTACATCACGACCGCCGACGCCGGGCGCCGGCACACGCCGTACGACGAGAAGCGCTCCCTGATCGAGAAACTGGCCCGCGGGGTGCTCAAGCGGCCAAGCACCTACGGGGTGGTGTTCGCCGCCGAGAAGCCCGAATACGAAAATGGCAAGCTCATCAAGGGCGATGACCCATTCGCCGAATCGACGTGGCGCAAGTCCAATCCGGGCTACGGAATTAGCCCGACGAAGCGGTACATGCTCGAGGCTGCGGAGAAGGCCAAGGACTCGCCTGCTGAGCTGGCGCGGTTTCTGCGGCTGCACTTGGGTGTTCGGACCAAGCAGGAGACCCGGTATTTCGAGGTCGAGGACTGGGACGCCAACGCCTCGATCGTGGACCTTTCCCGGCTGGCCGGCCGCCAGTGCTACGGCGGGCTGGACTTGGGCTCGACATCGGACCTGACGGCGCTGGTGTGGGTGTTCCCCACCGAGGACGGCGCTTTCGAGGTACTGGCCCGGCATTGGGCGCCAGAGGATTCCATTCCGGCGCTCGATGAGCGCACCGCGAACGCGGCATCGACGTGGGTCAAACAGGGCTGGCTGACGACTACCCCGGGCAACGTCACCGATTACGACTTCATCGAGGCGCAGATCAGCCGGGACCGTGACGAGTTCCTGGTGCAGGAATGCGCCTACGACCGCTGGAACGCCAACCAGCTGATCAACAACCTGACCAGCGACGGCGCCCCCATGCTCACCATGGGCCAGGGCTTCGCCTCGATGAGCGCGCCGACCAAGGATCTACAGCGGTTGATCCGCATCGGCGCCCGCACCGACGAGAACGGTTTACCAATCAAGCCGATGATCCGTCACGGCGGCAATCCGCTGTTGCGCTGGGAGATTGACAACTTCGCGGTAGCCATGGACCCCGCGGGAAATGTGAAGCCGGATAAGGCCAATGCCGGCGACAAGATCGACGGCGTGGTGGGGCTGATCATGGCGCTTTCGCGGGCGCTGGCCGCCAAGGAATCCGAGACGAGGAGTGCATATGCAGACAACGACTTTGTCGCACTGTGAGGCTGACCGGTGGGTCTAGCCTCATGGCTCGGGTTCGCGCCCAAGCCTTCTCAGATTCCAAGCATGCCAGCGCGGCCGACGTACGAGCTGATTCCCGAGGGCATGAGCTTGGACGAGTACTTGACCAGCATCATGCACCAGCCCGTCGAGAAGCTGTGGCGCGAGCAGCCGCACTTGCGCACCCTGGTCGGATTCGTCTCACGCAACATCGCACAACTGGGCATCCACGTCTTCGAGCGCGACGCCGAGGACGGACGCAACCGAGTCCGTGACAGCCCGCTCGCCGAGCTGCTACGCGATCCCAACGACGATATGACTCAGTTCGAGCTGATCGAGGCCACCGTTGCCTCGAGGATGCTCTACGACGAAACGTATTGGTACGTCGGCCGCGACAACAACGCACCGACCGGTTGGGTTATCCGGCACATCCCGACGACATGGGTCATCGGCACCGTCGGGCAGACGGCATTCAACGTCGCCAAGTACAAGGTGGCGATCCCGGGGACATCTGGGCAGTGGACCGAGATCGACGCCTCGGACATGATCGTGTTCCGCGGCTGGAACCCGGTCGACCCGAGGTCTGGTGTTTCGCCGGTTCATTCGCTGAAAGCGATTCTGGCCGAACAGATTCATGGCCAGGTGTTCCGTGACCAGATGTGGAAGCGCGGCGGCCGGGTCGGCTCGTATCTGACGCGCCCCGCGACGGCGCCGAGCTGGAAGGATGCGGGCCCCGACGGTACTTCGCCCCGCAGTCGATTCATTGAGCAGTGGAAGAACTCGTACGCCGGTGACAACGCATCCAACGCCGGAGGGACGCCGCTGCTTGAGGACGGCATGGAACTCAAGGCAATCGCGTTCAACGCCAAGGAAAACCAGTGGGCCGAGGGCGTGAAACTCTCACTGGAAACCTGCGCGCAGGTCTATTTCGTCAACCCCACGATGGTGGGCATTCTCGACAACGCGAACTACGCGAACGTGCGCGAGTTTCGCAAGGCGCTGTACGGAGACAACCTCGGTCCCGAGATCGAGCGGACGGTGCAGCGCATCAACAAGAAGCTGGTGCCGAAGCTGGCCGACCCACGAAACGTGTACTGCGAGTTCAATCTACAGACGAAGCTGGCCGGCTCGTTTGAAGAACAGGGCGACATGTTGCAGAAGGCCATCGGTGGCCCGTACATGACGCGCAACGAAGGGCGCGCACGACTGAACATGCCGCGCATCGACGGCGGCGACGAGCTGATCGTCCCGCTGAACGTCACCGCCAACGGTGATCAGAACCCGGTACCCGCAGGCAACGAGCCAACCGACCCGACCGAGGGAGATAAGAGCAATGGCCGCCACACCAACGGACACGATCTGCATGTCCACTTCTGACGAGCTCGCCGCGAAGCTCGGCCCGCACGCCGACGCCGGCACCAAGGCCGTGGTCGTGAAGTTCAAGACCGACGGTCTAGAAGAGGGCGAATTCATCGGATATGCCAGTGTTTTCGGCAACAAGGACAGCTACGGCGATGTGGTGCAGCCAGGCGCGTTCACGAACACGCTGGCCGAATGGAAGGCCAAGGGTGTCCCGATCCCGCTGCTATGGGGCCACAACACCGCCGACCCCGATTTCAATCTCGGCGAGATCATCGAGGCCACCGAGGATGACCGCGGGCTCAAGGTTCATGGTCGGCTCGACATGGAATCGCCCAAGTCGGCGCAGACCTATCGGCTACTCAAGTCGGGCCGGGTCAATCAGATGTCATTCGCCTATCGCGTCGTCGACGGGGCGTATATCCAGCCAGAGGGCGAGGACAAGACCTGGCGGGATGCCTACTACGAGCTGCGTGAACTCGAACTCTACGAGGTGTCCATCGTGCCGATCGGGGCCAATCAGGAGACCGAGATCCTGGCGGTCAAGGCGGCCACCAGTGCCATGGCGGCCAAGGCCGGGCGCGTGCTGTCGGCCAAGAACGGACAGGCGCTGCGCGGTGCGCTTGCTCAGGCCGAAGAGATCGTGACCGCGCTCAAAAGTGTGCTGCCGGAAGAGGGTTCGGCAGACGAAGAAGACCAGGACCAGACCAGCGGTGAGGAACCGCCCGCCGGGGAGCCGAAGGCTTCGCCGGATGTGGCCACGCCGGACCCGTCCGTCTACCTGGCGCTGTTAGCAATCAACGAAGCCTGAAAGGGGCAAATGGGATGAATCCCAAGGAAAAGCTCGCAGCGCTGATCAAGGCGGCGCGCGAGGTGGCCGAGAAGGCCAAGAGCGAGAACCGGGCACTGACACCGGAAGAGCAGACCGACCTCGACGGCAAGATGGGCGAGATCGACCAGCTCAAGTCCGACATCGCCGCCGGCGAGAAGTCGGCCGCGACGCTGGCCGCGCTCGACCGGATGGCCGGCGAGATCCCGGGCGACGTTCAGTCATCCGGCGAAGGGCGCGCGGCGAAGTCCCTCGGCGAGCACTTCGTCAAGCACGCGCACGCGGGAATGCTCGAAAAGAAGGGCCAGTCCAACGTCACCGTCGGTGCGCCCGAGTTCATTGCCTCGAAAGCGGCCACCGACAACCACGTGGTGGGCGGCTGGACGGACGGCATGCCGTATCTGACGGATTTCGACCAGACCGTCGTGCAGGCACCGCGTGTTCGCCTCACGATCGACGACCTGCTGGCGCAGGGCCCGATCTCCGGCAACGCCATCAGCTACCTGGTGGAAGGTGCGCTCGAGGGCGGATTCGCAACCGTGGCCGAGGGTGGAGCGAAGCCGCAGATGCACTTCGTGAACCCCACGCAGAAGACCGACGCGCTCAAGAAGATCGCCGGCTTCATCACGCTCACCGACGAGTTCCTGGAAGACGCCGATTTCCTGAAGACGGAAATCGACACCCGGTTGCTCTATGAGCTTGCCTACATCCAGGAGCAGCAGCTACTCAACGGTGACGGCACCGGTCAGAACCTGCTCGGCGTGCTGAACCGCTCGGGTCTGCAGACCGAGGCATCGGCCGGGCCCGGCGACAACTTCGACGCGGTGTTCCGCGCCATGACGAAGGTCGAAACCAACGCGCAGCTGCCGGTGGATGGTCTGGTGATTCACCCGAACGACTACCAGCGTTTCCGTCTTACCAAGGACGGCAACCAGCAGTACTACGGTGGCGGCCCGTTCGCCGGGCAGTACGCCAACGACGGCCTGGTGCTGCAGCCTCCGCTGTGGGCACAGAAGACCGTCGTCACGCCGGCCATCGCCGAGGGCACTGTGGCGGTCGGTTCGTGGAAGCTGGCGGCGACGGCCTACCGCAAGGGCGGCGTCCGCGTCGAGTCGGCAACCCAGCACGCTTCGAATTTCACCAGCAACCTGGTGACGATCCGTGCCGAGGTGCGTCGCGCACTGGCGGTTCGCAAGCCGCTGGGATTCTGCAAGGTCGCCCTGGACTGGACCCCCTAGTCCGCTTCTCTGATAACCGGTGCGGCGCCGTGGATTACATATCGCGGCGCCGCAACAGTTTCCCGAATCATCAATGATCATCCGAAGGAGAAAGTGATGAAGGAATACATACTGACCACGCGGCACGGCGAGACGACCGTGCAGCTGTCCGACGAAGACGCCGAGGCGTACGGCGATCGCGTCAAGCCCGTCAGCGCGAAGTCCAAGCGCGCGGCGAGCAAGGGGGCCAACCCCGAGAGCAAGACGACGCCGCCGCAGAATGAGGGCGCCGGATCGCCCGCGCCGAGCGCGTAGGTTCGATGCCCGAACTCACACCCGCCGATGTCGAGCAGTACACGCGAAAGCGGCTCGACAAGACGGACGCTGAGACCGAGCGGCTGCTGGCCGCAGGACTGGCCACGGTGCGGCAGTTCTGCGGCTGGCACGTCACCCCGGTTAAGACCGGGCACGAGGTCGAGTTGGACGGGCCCGGCGGGCGCCTGCTGGCCCTTCCCACCCTCAGACTCGTCACACTGACTGAGGTCACCGAAGACGGTAAGACGCTGGATGTTTCGGGCCTGTACGTGTCCAAGCGCGGGCTAGTACGCAAGAAGAGCGGTGGCTTTTGGTCGCCGCATTACGGCGCGATCACCGTGACCATGGACCACGGCATTGAGGACGCGGACGCGTTCAATGCGGCGGTGCTCTCATTCATTGATCGCATGTCGAAAGCCCCGACAGGCGGCGATCCGATAGCGGTGGGGCCATTCCGCTGGGCCGAGCAGAAAACCGTTTCAAGGTCGGCATTCTCCGCTACGGAGCTGGCGATCCTGGAGCAATACCGCCTGGAGAGTCCGGCGTGAGCGAGCAGGTGATCCGCCACCGCGGCGCCGGCCGCGACGAGAACGGTCAGCTGACCCAGGCAACCGACACCGCCCTGACGGCTATCGCCGTGGCACCCGGCAGCGGCTCGCAGACCGGGCAGGGACACCGCCAAGAGCGGGCGCGCAGCGGCGAAGACATCGCGTGCACGGTCTACTTCAACCCCGGTACCGACCTGATCAACAGCGACGAGCTGACGGTGCGCGGCAAGCGCTATCCGATCATCGTCAACGACTGGATGCTCTCGGGGCGTGGTGGCCTGGAGGTGCTGTGCTCCCGGGGGCAAGGCTGATGGCGTTCGAACTCGACCGCGACGGCGGCGCCGAAGTGCTCAAGGAGCTTTCCGCTGCTGCGATCAAGGATCTGGCAGGCCAGATTGCCGACCAGATCGGCCAGGGCGCCAAGGTCAAGATCTACACCACCGACCGCGCCGCGGCTACGGTGAGTGTGCCGGCCGAGATGCAGGCCAAGGATGGCGTGCTCACTCGTGCCGCCGTGGCGGCCGGGCTGGAGGTGCGGCCCAAACCCGCCACCGAGACGCGCAATCGCGGCAAGAGCCGCAAGGCACGGCCAGAGGCGACACCCGCGCAGGCGAAGGCCTCCGGCGACGCAAACGAGGCGTGGGTGGCTGCGCGGCGGGCACAACGCAAGGCGGGCCGGTGACGCTGCCTGCGGTGCGAGAGCCCGTCGACGTTGCGCGGCTGATCAAGGACTGGCTCAAGGCCGATTTGACGGCCCGGTTCCCTGAGCTGTCGGTGCGTCTGGAGCTTCCGGCCAATTGGGCGCTCGGGTCTCCCCCGGTGCTGCTGGTCGCCGATGACGGCGGCACGCTGGACATGTGGCCGGCGGCAACCGACCCCACCATTCGCGTCACGTCATGGACATCGGGCCGCGAGACGAAGTACACCTACGCCGCGATGCCCCGCTTGCTCACCACCCGGATTCCCGGCCTCGCCGCGATCCTGCCCGGCACCGCGTTCCTCGAGGCGCGCGACTCCAAGACCGGCGGTGACCTGATCTCGTTCACCGTGCGCACCCGAGCGCGCACCCGATAACCGCGCAGAACGCGCACCGATCAACCCCGTCAAATCTGGCGGGGTTTCTTGTTGGCCCGCAAGGGCTCTGGAGCCCTTGAAGGAGGGAAACCATGGCAATAAACCCCGACGCCACACTGATCCCGGACCAAGCCGAAGTGTGGATTGTGCTCAAGTCTGCCGTGACTGACATCGCGTCCATGATCCCCGAGACCGCGACTATCGCAGCCGAAGCGCTCGAGGCGATGGGCTGGGAGGAAGTCGGCATTGTCGATGACAAGAAGGGCATCCCGCTCGATCCGTCCGGTGAGGTCAAGGAATACGACGGGTTCGGACACCCCGCGTTTAGGGTGAAGTTCCGCAAGGGCAAGCTCAAGAGCGGTTTCACTGCGCTGGAATGGAATTCGGTCACTCGGAAATTCGTGCTGCCTGGCTCGGCCAGCAACAAGATCGGTATCCCCAAGGACATTCAGGCGTACCTGCTGTATCGGTTCGTCGATGAGGATCGGGCCACGGTGTGGGTGCAGCTGCGCCCGGCGCTGGTTGAACTCAAGGGCCATGGCGGCATCGTCGATGGGGAGTTGTCATGGGCTGAGCTGACGGTGCACCACACCGCCGATGCCAACGGCGACGCGTTCGAGGTCGTCGATGCCAGCGCCGATGATGTCACCAAGACGTTCACCATTGATTCTGGTGTCACGGAGTACACCGTGACCGCCGGCGCCGACACCACGGCCGCTATCACCACCAAGACCGCGACGGCGCTCCGCAATGCCCTGCGCGCGCTCGCGAGCGTGCAGGGGCTGCCCAGCCCCGGCGTGACCGTGACCGGGCCCTCGGGAGGCCCGTTGGTGGCGGTGTTCACAGCCCCGATCACCCCGATCTCTGCGGCCGGCACCGGCGGCACCGTCACCGTCTCGTAGTCGAAAAGCACTCGCCCCGGACGCGAACCGACTCCCGCGCCCGGGGCGGGGCACCACCTCAGCGAGTCGGCCCCTTTCCCCTGTAGCCAAGGAGTCGAACATGACCGCACCACGTAAGAACATTCCCGCCGATGCCCCCAAACCGCAGGACCGCAAAGCCAAGAAGAGCGCGGCGGCACGCAAGGCCGAGGCAGAAGGATTCGCCACCATCGAGCAGTGCGGCGTGACACTGCGATTCCCGACCAAGAACCTCCCCATGAAGGCCGTCCTGCGCTATCAGGGCCTCAACGATGATCTGACGCCCATCGAGCCCAAGCAGATGATTCCGACGATGGGCCTACGGGAGCTGCTGGGCGCCGAACAGTGGTCGGCATTCCTGGCAAAGAACCCCACCATCGAAGATTTCGAGCAGGCCAGCGACAAGATAGGTGAAGTGCTGGGAAACTAGTTAGCCTCTTTCGCCTGCTCGCCGAGCATGGCGATGAGATAGAGGCCGACCTAGCGCAGTACTACAACGGACTCGAACTGACCGATTTGTACCGCGGCACCCTCTCTGTCCGCCGTCTGGGCGTGCTGATTCGTCAGCTGCCGCTGCGATCGCGGTTGATGACCGCGCTCAACGGCGGTCGCCCCAAATGGACAACCATCGAGCATCTGCTCGCCGACATCTGGGCGGTGCTGGTCAAGCTGCTGGGCGACCCGGACAAGGTGCCCGAGAACATCGACCATCCGGTACGTGCCGAGATGGCGGCAAATGAGAAATCCGAGCACAAGCGGGCGCTCAAGGAGCGCTACCTGAAACGCAAGTCTGACCGGAGACGTTCATGAAACCTGTTGTGGAGGTGATACATACGTGACGACCATCGGGTACGCGACACTCCAGATCATCCCGGCACTGCGGGGCGTGACCGAGGCGATCGACCAGCAGATTGACGGCAAGGTCGTCAACGTCTCTATCACGCCCAAGGTTGATCAGAAGGCCGCCGACACCGCGGGCAAGCAGGTCAAGGACACCATCGAGAAGCAGACCACCGATGTTGCGGTCAAGCCCAAGGTCGACCAGCCCGCCGCGGAGACCGCCGGCAAGCAGGCCAAAGAGACGGTCGAAAAGCACACCGGCGATGTCAAGGTCACCCCGAAAATCGAATCCGCGGCGATGGTCAACGCGGGCGCGGAGGCGGGCGCGCGGGCGGGCCGCGCCATCGGCGAGCAGATCGCCAACACCATCCCGACCGGAATGGGCGGCATCGGTGGAACCGTCGGCAACGTGCTGCGTAGCGCTCTACCGGGCCTGGGGTCAGTGGTGGGCGCGGGCACCGGCGCGGCGATCGTGACGGCGATCCTCGATAAGGTCAGCAAAGGCAACTACACCAAGGCCGGTGAGTCCATCAAGCACAGCCTTGTTGGCGCGGTGGACAAGGCCAACGTCGGCGCCGATATTGCTGTCCGGCTGGGTAATTCGCTCTCTGGAGGCCTATCCAAGGCGTCCGACAAGATCACCGCCGTCACCGGCTCGATCACCGGCAGGATCAGTGAAGTCGGCAATGCGCTGACCACCACCAAGGAACTGATCGGCGGGGACGACGCCTGGGGTGCAGGGGCGATCGACACACTGAACAACGCCCTGGGCACGGCAACCCCACTGCTGGAGGGGATGAACGCTGCCGCGGTGCTGGCCTCTGCTGGGGCGAACGCGATCGCGTTGGGCACCAAGGCCGCTGCTGCTGCGCAACGGTTGTGGAACCTAGCGATGACTGCCAACCCCATTGGCTTGGTGGTGACGGCTATTGCCGCATTGGCAGCTGGAATCATCTACGCGTACAACCACTCTGAAACCTTCCGCAAGATCGTTGACGCCGCCTGGGCGGCGATCAAGGTTGCCGCCGAGGCGGTCGTGAAATGGTTTATGGACACCGCATGGCCGCTGCTCAAGCGGGTGTGGGAAGGCATCGGCGAGGGCTGGAGTTGGCTGGTCACCAAGGCTGGCGAGGTCTGGACTGGCGTCAAGGAGAAGTTCACGGCGATAGTCGATTTCGTCAAAGGACTGCCGGGTGCTATCACCAACGCGGCCAAGGGTATGTGGGACGGGCTTAAGAACGGCCTGGTGGCGGTGCTCAACTGGATCGGCGATAAGTGGAATGCGGTCGCCGACACGCTGTCTATCGAGGTCGGTGGCACCAAGATCAGCGCGATACCACACATGCCCAAGTTCGACGGTGGCGGCTACACCGGCAACGTGCCGGCCCAGCAGATCGCGGGCGTGGTTCACGGCGACGAGTTCGTGATCAAGTCCAAGTCGCGCAAGGGGATTGAGAATGCCTACCCCGGCCTGCTGGACTACCTGAACAACCAGGGCAAGTTGCCCGGATATGCACAGGGCGGGTTGGTCAAGGGCACTGCCGAACTCAGTGACATCATCTCGCAGCAGTTCAGACCGTCCGGCGGCATCGGCGGATATCGTTCTCCCGACGGCAAATTCAACGAGCACTCAACAGGCCGTGCCCTGGATGTAATGGTTGGCAACGACAAGGCCAAGGGTGATGCGGTCAAGGACTTCGTGTTATCGAATGCCGCGGCTATCGATCTGAAGTGGGCGATCTGGCGCCAACACCTGTACTACCCGGGTGGTGGCGGGTACGACATGGAGGATCGGGGCTCGCCGACCGATAACCATATGGATCACGTGCACATCTTCTCGGGTCCAGGTATCGCCAATGGCCTTCTCGGGTCGCTGCAGTCCAAGACCGCCGCGGCGGTTAACGCTGGGACTAAGGCTTCCGGCCCGCCAGTCGGTGATGCTCCCGGCGGTTCCCTTGGCGCGGAGGCGGTGAGCGCTGCCGCGCCGGGTGGTGGCTCGTCGTCCACCGGCGGCGGGTTCAATCTGCCGTCATCCCTCTCCGGGCTCTCGGGGATCGGGCTGGCCGGTATGGGCGTCACAACGCAGGTGCCCGGTCAGCCAGAGCGCACATTCGAGTTCGGCAACGCAGCTGCCGCGGCGGTCGGCGGACAGGTGTCCTCGGCGCTCGGAGTGCTCGGTGTTGGCGATTCGCCGGGCTGGCTCAAGGGAATCTCTCAATTCGTCAGCGGCATATCCGTCGGTGGTGGCGGTTCCGGTGGTGGCCTTGGCGGCGCACCCGAGGGAGCAGGCCCCGGCGCCAGATTCGGCGGCGCGACCCCCATTGCCGCGTCGGCCGCTGTGCCGGCGCCCGCAGCGCTTCCCGCGGGGGCGGCTCACGGCACGCAGGCCGGGGCACGGCCGGGGCCGGTGTTCAACACCACGATCAGCGCGTTCGACACCACTGACGCGGTAGCGATGTGGGATCGCAGGAAAAACGAAATTGCGGCAGCGAGATTGGATAGGTACTGATGGCGGTCGCGACGATCACGCTGGAATCGTCCAACGGTGACTCGGTGGTGGTGTCCGCACCCAACGATGAGTACCTGCTCGATGACATCGTGCTCGACACTGATCCGAAGGGTATGTACGACACCGGGTTTACGATGCGCACCCAGTCGGGAGCATTCCAGCCCGGCGGGCGGCCGGTCGGCGAAGAGGTACCGATCCGCAACCCGATTCTGCCGTTCTGGCTGACTCCAGCGTCCCGCCCTCGGTTTCAAAAGCTCTGGGGCACTCCTTACAACCTGCGCAAGGTCAAATGCACGTGGGACGGGCCATCGGGTCCACGGTTCCTGTATTTGAAGCTGGCCAAGGAGATTCAGTACACGACTGAGGATGGTTTCGACGCTGATATCGACAAGGTCTATCACGCGGTGGTGTCCGCGAACGCCTACAACCCGATGTACGAGGGCGCCGAGGATGTTGCCGAGTGGACCAATCCGGGCAACTTCACCGTCTACAACGCCGGCTCATCGGGCACCTACAAACTCGGATATGCCCATGGGGCGACCGTGGATAAGACCGCGGCCCTGGCGGTCGACGCGGACATTGCCACCATCCAATCCGCCTTGGAGGCACTGCCATCCCTTGGGCCCGGCAACGTCACTGTGACAGGCACACCCAAGCAGTTCACGGTCCTTACCCCGATCACCCATCCCGGCATGCTGACCGTCGACGGCGGCGGGCTGGCGCCGCTGGCGTTCTCGATCACCCTCGGCACGCTGTCGTACACCATCACCATCGGCGGCCAGACCACTGCGCCAATCTCATTCATCTCGTCAGCGACCTCGATTCGGCAAGCCATCGAGCAGCTTTCCAATATCGGGACTGGCGGGGTCTCGGTCACCGGCACGTTCTTCGGGTACGTGCTCTCGTTCACCAGTGGACCATTGGCGGGGTTCTTGACGGCGCTGTTCACGGGCAAGACCACCGCTGTTGCCCCGGTGATCCGGGTGGTGGCCAATCCGAACACCGGATGGTTCGACATGTGGAATCCCACCGATCAAGACCTGTGGCCCGAATGGGAGTTCGACCCGGCGATCTGCTGGCAGTTCCCCGATTTCGCGTTCGGGCAGGAACGTAAGTGGAACCGCCCGGTGGGCGCCGACGCGGCACGAATGATCGTCACTCCACAGCTGACCCAGATGCTGTCCGTGATGTCTGACCCGTTTATGGACACCTACCTCAGCGCCGATCTGTCGAATGCGGCGGGCCTGTTCAACGGGGTGGAACCGCTCTACCCGGTGCCCCAGTACACCGGCACCGCCGATGATCCGGTGGTGGTGCCGGTCGTGTGCCAGGGCCCCTCGGGAGCGAAGGCCACCTTGCGGCAGCGTCGTTTCTGGTCGGCAGAAAGCGGACTTGAGGCGTGAGGGTCAACGCGGTCGCCTTGCACCTTGTGCCCGGCACACCCGAAACCGGACTGTGGTGCGAAATCTGCCTACTGCCAAGCCGGTACGAGGTGGCGCTATACGCGCTGGTCGGTGACAGTGCGCCGATCCACGTCGGTACCTTCCACGGCTGCGACGGGCACCAAGCATGACCGTCGCGACGTTCGCTGAGCCGTTCACCGGCACCGATCACGACGACTTCGCGGCGTGGGCACGGGAGGTGCGCGAGTACCGCATTGAGCGCGCCTACGACCCGCCGCACATCGAGCTTTACGACGGCGATTGGGTCTATCGCGGCACGGTGCGCGGCGAACTGGGCGGGCGGGTCAATCCGATCGTCAACCAGACCGGGACCATTTCGCTGCGCCTACCGATCGATCTCGACGACCGCCGGGGTACGTGGCCGGCGTTCTGGGCGCTCGACGAAGAGGCGCGCGGCACCAGCAATATCCACGTGATCGTCGAGACCATGGGCGCCCGCATCGGCGGCCGGATGAAGGCCAAAGACGGTGTGCATATTGAGCGTGGGGCCACCGGAGACGTGGTGGTCATCGACTTTCTGGACGATATCGAAGAGCTGAAATTCGTTCATACAGCGGGCAATCCGTTCCTACCGTTGTCACTAATCCAGCAGCCGAAGGCGTGGATGCTGCTCGCGCAGGCTGATCACGGGATCTTGCTGACAATGGCGGCGAATCTACTTCGGTTGCAGCTGACCAACATTGACATCGGCACCCTGTTCAAACTGCTCGACCCGGCGAACTGGAATATCCCCGAGCTGGTCGACATATTCCTCAATATCTGGCAGCAGTCGCAAATCGTCGTCGTTCCACGCACATTCGGTGATTCGGTGGCCCCACTGTCCCTGGTCGTCGGCAGCATCAAGACATCGATTTTCGATGTTGCCGCGCCGATCATGGAAGACGCAGAGCTGCAATGGGATCTGAGGCGCTGGAAGACCGGCGACCCCGAACCCTGGCCGGGCGCAGGCACCAACTGGCGCAACGGCACCCTGTTCGTCCGCATCGTCGACAAGTCAGGGTTCCGCACCGGCACATCCATCGGCGGCAACCTGGCCACGGGCCTGACCCGAACAATCGCCGATGTGCTGTCGAACCATGTCGAGGACAGCTACGACCTGTTCACCGGGGACACGATAGACGAGACCGGCTACCGGCTGCCCGGCATCCTCGGCACGCAGGCCGCCCATCCATACGTGGTGTACCGCGACGGCGATATCACCGGCATCCAAACATCGAACTTCTCACGCTCACCCGGCGGTGCGGGTCGCATCACCGTGGGCGGCCAGTCCATGCCCGGCGTCAACGAATTAATAAGTGCCGCAATACAATACGGCGGCGACGTGCTCGGCGACAACATCTCAGCGGCGATCAGCGCGGGCGTCGGCTTCACAGTGTCGGTCGGCTCCCTCGGCGGTGCGATCGATTCGTTCCTCAACCCGATCTACCGAGACTCGATCCTTGCGCACATGTCGGTTCCGCTGCTGCTGCGGACAAGCCGGCAGGGCTGGGGCCATTACCTGGAGACCACCAGCATCAACGTCACCCAGGCATTCACCGCGGCCAGCGTGATGGACCTGCGCAGACGCCGGCGCGAGACCGACCCCGACACCTCGTTCACGCTGACCGTCGCCAACGCTGCGCCGTGGCTGATCGGCGACAACGGCTTTGGGCACTGGTGGAACGGTGATCGGGTCGGCGGCACCAGCAAGTACCTCATGCCGCGGGTATTCGTGCGCCGCTGCCGCTCCCTGGACATCACCTGGGGTCAGGGCAGGGCGCTGGCAGTCGAGGGCACATTCGGGGACACCCGCCAGGAAAAGGACGCGATCGAGCGTATGGCCGAACTGATGAGCCGCACCATGAGCGGCCTGCAACAGATAGGACTGTGGTGACAGAGGGTATCTCGCCCGAAGAGGCAAAAGCACTGGCCGACAAGGTTGTCGAGTCGGAGTTCATTCCGAAGAAGATCCCGGCCGCTGATGACATCGACGGCCAGGTCAAGGCCCTGGGCGGTGCGCTGGCCTCGGCGCTGCTGACTGCGACCGAGTTGCCGTTGACGGTGATGCAGCCAGTTGTCGCCGACCTGGCCGCCCAGCTGGTAGCACTCGGCATCCGGCAGACCGAGCACATTGACCCGACCGCGGTGCACGCGCCGGCCTGGATCACCGATGGAGTACGCCAGGAATCGATCAAGCTGCCCGAGCAACCCCAGCACACCGAGGCCGATCCGCATGTGGAGATGACCGCCACCGCGCCCAAGTGCCCCAAGCGCATACCCAAGGCAGCCCGGGCGGTACGGCGATGACCACACCCGGCGGTGTGCCCAACCTTCCTGCGGGCGGGATGACGCTGGAGACCCTGGCCCAAAAGCTGCAAGACATGACGCCCGCAGCGATGCGCAACCGCGCCGCCGAACGCATGCCCGGCACGTTCCACGGCTCCACCGGCGGCGACCCGCTGCAAGACCTCTCGCCGTTCGGGATACTGACCAAGCTGTTCGCCGGATTCAATTCCCACGTCGCCAACGCCGACCCGAACGACATCCAGGGCCCCGAAGACCTGCCCGGCCTACTGGTCGACTTCATCGAAAGCCTGCCCGTCATCGGACAGTTTGTTGGTTTGGCCGAGGCGATCATGGGCACCTACGACGGCGACGACGAAACGCTGCTGGCGATTCAACAGATCTTCATGCCGATACGCCGCCTGCTCCAGCTCGCCTCTGGACAGGACGTTGGCTGGCCCACTCTAGAAGAGATTGAAGAGGGTTGGGAGGATCTGTTTGCTGCCATAGCCAAGGCGGCCAGTCAGTTCTTTAAGGGCGTAATCCCGGTGTCGTGGATCGCCGATGTGATCGAGGATCTGATTCAAGGCGCTGGCCAGTTCTTGAATCCAGGTGCCATCGCCGACAACCCGTTCCTGCATTGGGACCCGAATACGCCAGGCAAAGACTCGGGATTCTCCGGGAAGATGACGGCCGACGGGACGTGGCAATCGGTGCGCGGCGAAATTTTCGATGTAGCCCCCAAGCAAGTAGTGAAGCTGCCGGCGGCAACGAAGTGGTCGGGCGTAACCGCCGCGCCAGGTTCGAATCCGATCAAGGTCGGGTTCGTAGCATGGGACGCCGCCGGTAACGCCCTGCCCGATGTCATCACCGGACAGGTTCAACCCGGTACCGCGTCGGCGCCGTGGCAGGTCATACCAACTACTGATTGGGTTGTGCCCGAGGGGGTTGCGCGCGCGGCAACGATGGTGACGCTCGATGCCGGGGCATTGTCCGGCGATGTGTGGTTCTCGAATATCTCGAGCTATATGGCGAACAAGATGGCGCCCGACTTGCTTAAGAGCATCGTCGAGGGCGGGCAGGATTTCGCCAGGGATGTGCAGAACGGCTGGGATGCGTTCTGGAACGGGGTTTTTGGTGCCAACGCCACCGGCAAGACCCCCGATGATGTCAAGGCCGCTTCGGCACATGTCACCGCGGTCGCCAGCGACGCGAACGCTGCGGCGCAGTTCGCATCCTCGATGGTGATCCGGCCACGTCGCAGCCCCCGCTGGATGTCGACCGGCACCCACGACGACGTGTCCTTCCCGATCGCGATGGCGCAAACGATGTTCACCCCGGCGTTGGGGGACATCACCTACATTCCGATCACCCCGGACACCGATCGCGTCTACAAGGCCCTCAAGTTCGGGCTGGTCGGCAACGCGATGACCAACCTCTACGTCGGGGTGTACAAGATCGAATACAACGGAACACTCACCCGGGCGGTCTATCTCGGCGATATGAAGTCCGCGCTGACCGCCTCGAAAGTGCAGACATTCGCCATTCCCGGCGGCGTGTCAGTCGGCCGCGGCGAAACCGTGTATCTGGCCGTACGCCAGGTTGGCGGCACCGCTGGGCAGATGTTCACCACACCCTCGCTGCTACAGGTGACCGAGGTGGTGCAGCCGGTCCCGACCTACATCACCGAGAAGAACAACACCGGTTCCGGTCTGCCCGAAACCATCTCGGGGGCGATCGTGCGGTCGGAGTCCGCGCCGGCGTGGGGTGCACTCGGAGAGACCCTGTTGGATTCACCGTGGACGGACTACACCGCGCCGGGCTGGTACACCTACCTGTTCGGCGCCAAGTCACGGTACGTCTACATCGCGGGCTCCAGCGCCGGTGGTGGCGGCGGCGGTGGCGACGGCGGCTGGGGCAAGCCAGGCGAGGGCGGCCGGCGCGGCACCTGGTCGGCGCTGAGTCTGGAGCGCGGTGTCGGGATTCCCTGGGACGTGCCCGGTTTGGATGTGTACGTTCCGGCACCGGGCGCGGGCTCGCCGAGCCGGGAAACCAACGGCAGCCCCGGTGAGGCGTTGATTGTGCGGCTGTCGACCGCGCCAGGCACCGTCCTGTTGAACATTCCCGGCGGCAACGGCGGGCGCCTGGCCTACGGCGGGTTCTTCAACCGCGATCCCGTTGGCGAGGCGCAGACCAATTACCCGTTCTTCGGGCGCTTGTTCGTCGGCGGCTTGGCAGCACCGAAAGACACCAACGGCAACAGCCCCGGCGGCGGCGGCGGTGGTGGTGACGGTGGTGTCGGCGGCAACGCGCGGGCGGGCCGTCCGGGCGGGGCTGGATTCTGCGCGATAAGGACGGCGTGATGACCACAACGACTGCACGAACCGGGGGCAAATGGTATGGCCGATTCCGCATCACACCCACGAGCGTTGCGTCACGCGTCGCCGTCGGTACCCCGACGATCACAACGGGGCCGCTGACGATCCGGCCAACCAGTGTGCCGTCGCGGGTAGCGGTGGGCACACCGACGATCACCTGGCCGCAAGACATCCGGCCCACGAGCGTTGCGTCACGCGTCGCCGTCGGTACCCCGAGCTTGATTGCGATCGTCGCCCCGGCCAGCGTCCCGTCACGTGCCGCGGTAGGCACCCCTACCGTCACCGTCGGGCCGGTCACTATCGCCCCGACCGGCGTGCCTTCGCGGGTGGCGGTCGGTACCCCGAGCCTGGCGCAGGTCATCAAACCTGCCGCCGTACCCTCCCGCGCCGCGGTGGGCACCCCGAGCGTTGCCTACGTGGTCAAGCCGACCGCGGTCCCGTCACGGGCTGCTGTCGGAACCCCGACCCTGATACCGGGCCCGGTCACCATCGCGCCCGCCAGTGTTGCCTCACGGGTGGCTGTCGGCACGCCGACGATCACTCAGCCCGCCTCGGTCAACTACAACACCCAAGGCGTCGGCACCGAAACAACATCGAACCCGGCGACCTGCACGATCAACCCGAACACAGGCGACGACGTGCTGGTGTTCTACTCGCTGGGCAGCGGCGACGTCGCCGGCGCCACCTATGGCGCAACCAACCTGCCGATGAACTGCGCCGGGCAAGCACGCTCAAACGGTGTGCTGATCGCCTGCTACATCATCGAGAACGTCGCCGCCGGCAGCGCCACGATCAACATCTCCAAGACCGGCTCGAGCTGGGGACAGGCCGTCGCCGTCTCCTACGCCGGCGCGCAAGGCTATCGGCCCGCGAAATCCGCTGTCGGCAACGGAACATCGTTCTCCCTGCCCGTCGCCGTGCCGCTCAACGGGCGCACCGTGCACGCGTTCACCCCCGGCCAGAACAGCACCACCTTGTCGGCGCTGTCCGGTGGCACCAGCCGCTACCTCGACAACGTGGGGTTCTTGACCCAATCGGTGTGTGACGCCGACGCGGCCACAACATTCGGTGGCACGCTCAGCGCGACCCGCGACTGGGCCGCACTCGGCGTCCCCCTGTGCGCGGTAGCACCCACGGGCCCGATTCCGAAGTACAGCACCGGCACGGACGCCGACGGCATCAACGGCACCAAGACATTCGACGTCTACACCGCAGTCGGCGATTACGTGTACGCGATCGTCGGACAAACCGGGCCGGGCGATCCCTCCGCGGTCACCTGCTCCGGTACCGCCATGACGCTGCTCGACACCCTGACCTGGAACGCCGGATCTGCCACGGGATTCATCAAGATCTACCGCAGCGCCGCTGCGATGGCCTCGGCCGGCGCGAAAACCGTGTCGATCACCGCCACCGGCGGCAACTGGTGGCGTGCCTTCGGATTGGCAGTATCCGGGGTTACCGCGCCTTCGGGCACCGTCACCAAGACCTCGGCAACCTCATCGCAACCCACACAGTCCGTCACCTGCGCAGCCGACCAACTGATCTTGCAGATATTCATCACCAGCGCAGCGGCGACCGGGACCGCGGGCGGGGCGGCTCTGTGGCTGACGCCCGCGGCCGGGCAGGTCTTCATGACCGTCAATGTTGCCGACGAGTCAACAACTTTCACCATCGCCAACACCTCCGTGAACTGGGGCGCGGCAGCCGTCGTCCTGAGTTGACACAACCAGAAAGAGAGAAATATCCAAATGGCAAACATCATGTACGACAAGGCATATGAGGCATTCGGCAACGCGCAAATCAACTGGCTTGCCGACACCATCAAGGTCGTTCTGGTGGACACCGGCACCTACACCCTGAACGCGGCCACCCACGAATTCCTCTCGGATATCCCCTCCGGTGCTCGTATCGCCACCTCGGCCGCGCTCACCGGCAAGGCGAACGTGCTCGGCGTGCTCGATGCCAACGATTCCTCATGGCCGGGAGTGACCGGTCTCAGCGGTGAAGCGGTCGTGATCTTCAAAGACACCGGCACGGTAGGAACCTCCCGGCTGATCTTCTACCTAGACACCGCCTCAGGTCTCCCCGTGACACCCAACGGCGGCGACATCAACATCAAATGGAACGACGGCCCCGACAAGATTGGCCGACTCTAATGCCCGTAGTAAGGGTCATCGCGCTATGCCTGGCGCTCGCCGGGGCCACCGGAATTGCGACATTCGTTGTCGTAACCCGCTTTGCACCCGGCGAGCGGCCGCACGACCCCCGTATCACACACGGCCGGTTCGGGTGGTGACTATGACCACCAAAGGCCAAGTAGCCCAACTCATCGTCGCCGAAGCCAAGGCGCGCGGATACGCCCGTGATGAGTGCCTTGCCGTGAAGTCCACGCTCTACCAAGAATCCGCATGGGACGAGACGGTATGGGACCCGAGGTACACCACATTCGGTGTCGCACAACAAGACGCCAGCTACCCAGACCGATTCAAGGGCGCAGCGGCACAGGTCAAGGGGTTCTTCGACAAACTCGACATCTGGCGACGCAAGCCCGGGGCGAGCTCGGACATCTGGCTCAACATCGCGTGGATGCAACAGGCCCCGAACTGGCCGAGTGCGCAGTACTGGTACGAGCACGGCCGTCGCGCCTACCTCACCGAAATCAAGTCCCGCATCGCCACTGTCACCCCCTACCTGGATAAGTACTGGCCCACCACTGGAGGGAATACCACTGTGCCTGCACCGCAATTCGACTACGGCATCACCAAAGTGATGCACGGGTTCAACCCGAACACCCCCGATGACGCCACCGGCAACAGCAACGGCCCGCGCGCTCAGACCCTCTACGTCGTGCTCCACACCCAGCAGGCCAAGGCCAGCGCCGTGGAGCTGGCCAACTTCACTAACAACAGCTGGAAAACCCAGCCCGACAACCCGGTCTCCTACAACCTGGCTGTCGACGACAAGGACACCATCGAGACCGTCCCCGTCACCGAAGGGCCTTGGGCCGCAGCCGATGCCAACAGCATCGCAGTGCACATCTGTTTCGCCGGTAGCTTCGCCGAATGGCTGGCCGGAAAGTGGCTTGAGACCGACGCCAGCGATGGCCTCAACGAGGACGCCATGCTCACCCGTGGCGCCAAAGCCGTCGCGGCGGCGTGCCTGCAATTCGGTATCCCAGCTGTCTATGCCGGTGACGGCGGTGTGTCCGGGTGGCCGATCCTGCCCAAGGGAATCGTCGGACACCGCGACTTCGGACGGCGCGGCGGCGGGCACACCGACCCCGGCAACGGATTCCCGATGGACGAGTTTCTGCGCCGCGTCCGCTTGTTCCTGTCGCCGGCCGCGCCCAGCCAGCCAGCGCCCAAGGTGTTCCCGGGCGACTACACCGACCGCGAGCTATGGGAGTACATCGCCGCCCAGACGGGCCCCGGCCTCGAGGTGTGGGGCGAGGATGGCGACCTTGGACGCAACGCGCAGGGGCAGCGCCGCACGCTGCGCGCCGGCCTGGCCGCCCTCATGCGGAAGGTCGGTGCGTGATGACCTGGCAACAGCCGCAACTGGCCGATCCGCCCATGGGGCCGACCGATGAGATCCGCAAGCTACAGCACCGGCTGCTGTTCGCCTACCCGGGCCGCTCGGATGCACACAACCTCGGTGTCATCGAATCGGGTGTTTTCGACCCGGCCACCGACCGCGCACTGCGGAACATGCAGGAATACCTGGCCGCCACCGAGGACGGGAAATACAACAGCAAGCCCGGGGTACTGACCTACGTCTGCAAGACCCGGCTTGGCGTCGTGCTCGCAGCTCCCAAGGCGCCGGCGAAGCGGTTCGTGCAGCAGGGCGTCGGGTTCTCCACCGATGCGTTCCTGATGGGCGATCCCACCCACTCCTACGTCGATGCCCGCACCGAGGGCAGCGCCGAGCTGTTACGGCTGGCGCTGCCTATGGTCGGGGTGCCGAAGATCTGGATCGGCTACAGCATGGGCGATGACGTGGTGAACACGGCGCTGCTGCAATGGCCCGAGGATCGGCGCGACGAAATCAAGCTCGTCATCGGTTTCGGTGGCCCATCACGACGACCCGGCCGAACCCTGCTCGGCAACGACCCGGGCGGGCAAGGCATCTCCGGGGTGTTCGGCCCCGACTGGGCAGTCCCGATCACCTACCAGTTCACCCACGACGGCGACATGTACGCCAACGCTGTCGGGCTGCTGCCGTGGCTGTACCAGATCCTCACCCGCATGGAAATCTCGCTCGACTTCGCGGCCTACCTGTTCAACCTGTTCGTCTCGACGGTTGGCCGCCAGCTACTCGGGTTGGTGGCTTCGGCGCTCCCCGGGGCGGGTGCACTCTCGGCGGTGGCATCCCTGGTCACCACAGGGCCGGCCAACCAGGTCGGCGGTCAGATACTCGATGTGATGAAACTGTTCGCGCTGCTGCCGCAGATCATCCAAACAATCGCCGCCGCAATCAAATTCGTACAGACCAACGCGCACTACCACTACCACGACCAGCCCGAGACTTTCTGGCGTGGACTGACTGCCGTGGACTGCGCAGCGCAGATCATCACCGAGAAAGTCCCCACTGCAACGGTATTCACCGTTCCCGGGACGGTCTCATGGTGGAACGACGGCCCGCCGGCCTGGACCGCCTGGAAACTCCCGTAACCCCAAGTAGTCCACCCAAAACCCCAGCACAACGGTAGTGGTGGACGAAATAGCCGAAAACATACCGGGATCTATACCGGGCCACCCATGACCTGCACTGTTTCCGGTTTTGAACACGAAAATGAGAGGACAACCAACCATGCCCAACGACAACGTACGCCTGGCAATCCACGCTGCGAGTCTGCTCGTCTTCATTATCGCCGTAGCGGTGCTCGTCGCTCTCGACAAGCTCCAGAGCGGCGACGGCCTGACATGGATCGTCACCGGCGCCGGCCTGATCACCGCCGGGCTGTCCACAACCAAGATGATCCAAGACCGGCGCAGCGGCTCTGACGGCCAGTGATCACAACCGCGCTGGGTCCGATGTCGGTGCTGCTCGATAGCCCCGATGACTATCTTTGGGCATCCCTGGTCGGCCTGTGCGTCATCTCCATCATGTTCGGCTGGCTGGTGCCCCGGTGGGTGTACAAACAGACGATCGCCGACAAGGACGAACAGATCCGCGAGCTGCGCAAGGCTCACGAGGCCGACCGCGAATCCATTGCCAAGCTGGCCACGTCATCGTCGGTGACCGCCAAGGTGGTTGAACAGATCAGCGAGGCAACGTGATCCGGCCGTGGTGGTGCGGGCGCCGTGCCGGGAAGCGGCGCGAAGAGATCGAGCGGGACGCCGCGACCCGCCGCGAGGCCGAGTTCACGCTGGAGGTCGTCGACGCACTCGCCGCCAAACTGGCCGAGCAGGACCGCCGCAACCACTTCGCCGAAGCTGTCGAACGATCAATGCGCAGAAAGTATGGAACCACATGAGAATCCGCCGGACCTGGCTACATTTGGCTGCCACTGTGGCGGTGACCGCCATCGTCTCGCTGGCCGCCCCGTGGGGTATCGGCGTTGCCATGACGGCCGCTGCGGTGTGCGCGTGGACGTTCGTCGGGCTGTACGTCACCCGCTCGAATTGGCGCGCGGAAACCATCGGCAAGGTCATGGTGCTGACGAACGTGTTCCTGGCATGCGTGCTCACTCAAGCCGCCTTGTCGCAGTGGACCGACCGCGACTACCCCTATCGCGAGCACGTCCGAATCATCATGCACTCAGCACTGGCCTACGGCATCGTCTGGAAAATCGTGATACTCCTGCGCGCCCAACGAAACCCGCCACCGGACCGATAGCCTCACCGGCAGTTAGTGAGAGTGCCCCTCATCCCGACCCGGCGAGGGGCACTATTTGTGGTTACCGACCCGGCGAGGGGCACTATTTGTGGTTAAGGCACGTAGCCCGGGCCGTAGTGCTCGGTGCCGGGCGGGGTTGCTGATTGCACGATGAGGAACACGACGAGAGCGACAACAGCGACGCCGGCCGCGATGAGCGCTCCATATGCGAATGGCCGTGTCTTCGGTGAGATCGCGGTGACTGCGCCAATCAGCAGTGGCGCTACCGGGGTGAGTGCGAATAGCAGCGGATATGACGCCAACGACAGCAGCCCGATAACGAAACCGGCGAGCATGAGCTTTCGATCGTGGGTCACGGTCACCTCATCGGGGCGGTAGGAACGTTGTCGATCGGTCCGAGCTGCACGGAATCGACACGGATACTGGTCAGGTCCGGCGGGAAGATCTTGAAGCCGTCGACATGGAACTGATCGAGCAGGGCAGGGTTGCCGAATTCATGGTCGCCCATCAACTGTACGAGCGGCCCCTGTTCGTCGTAGCCGTAGCTCGGCATGTACTGGTAGATGGCTTGGCCGTTGCCGTACACCTCGTAGGCGGGGAAGTCGGACATGTGGCCGCCGATCTGGTAGCCGCCGTTATCGCCCGGCTTGACCACCATTTCGCCCGCGACGCTGTGCATCGACAGCTTGCCCATGTCCGCGCCGCCCGGCAGAAAGCCGTCGGCCATATCCCATTTGACGTTTACCGCGCCGCCTGGCCCCTGTACTACAGACACGTCGGGCTTGTGCACCGCGACATTCCCGGATTCGACGGAGACAGAAGGGTTATCGCGGGCCACTACCAGCCCGTTCTCGTAGTCGATCAGTAGGTTTCCGCGCGCCTGCTCAGGTAGCGCGTTCGGATTGAACCCGCGGTTATCGCCCTTGTCGTGGCCAAAGTTCCAGACCCGTTGCCCGGGAATGAATGCGTTGACCTGGACAACCCCCTTGCCCGGTTGCGGCTCAATCTTGGCAACCTTGATGTCGGACTCGACCCCCTTGTACTTAGGGTCATAGTTGTGCGCGTCCAGCATTGCCGCTGTGTGCCAGTCGGCGGGAGTCGTTGGCGCTCTTTTGAACACCTCGCGGAATGCGAATTCCTGGTTTTCGCGGGGCGACTTAATGCGGTCCAGCTCGCCGAGTATCCCGGTCATCGACATCGGGAGTGACGATGGTTTCTCGTCACCGTCTGCGAGATTGACGGCGTGCGTCAGGGTGGCATCGGCGGCGTCACCGTCGGCCACGGCTCGCTTGATCGCGTCGGTCAGCTCTGCCGCCTGCTGAGCCGCTTCCGGCTTGCCCGACAGCGGTTTTACCGCTCCGGTGGCGTAGTCGATCGAGAACTTGCCTTGTGCCTCGTTCTCGATCTTGCTCAGCTTGGCTTTGGCCGCCTCGAACTCGTCGGCCGCCTCGCGCATCTTGGCGGCCGCGGCCTGGCGCCCTTCGGAGTGGGTGCCGATGAGCTTGCCGAAGACTCCGAGCTCGGTGTCGGCGGTGGTGGCAGCGACCCCGGTCCAGTTGCCGACATGGGGCAGGTTGGGGAACGAGTTCTTGATATCGCTGAGCGAGGTCGCTTGCTTCTCCAGCGCCGCGGCGACATCGCGGATCATCTGGACATCGACCTTCTTGAGATCCGCGGGGGTGAGTGACATCTACATCACCGATGCGTCGGGATAGAGGCGAGTCTGAAAGATGTTGATCTTCGATTGCTCGTCGGTGGTCGTGAATGCATGCCCACACGTGTCGAACGCGTCTCGATAGTGGGTCAGCTCGTTCTCGATATGCCGGGATTGCGCCGCCCAATCGGTCATCTTTGCCCGCAGCGCCGCAGCCGACGAGCCAACCCACCCGGTAGACGCAGCCTCGATCGCTGCGTTGGTAGCCGCGTGGGTCTCGATGTGCTCAGCTCGGTGCACGTCCATGCGATCGGCTGACATCCGTAGACGCTCGGGCTCGACGCTCATTGCGCCCATGTCGTACCCCCTCGGTGGTAGCTGAGTGGACTATACGATAGGCCGGTTCTAGCGGCCACGGGTTGCCAGCTCGGGGCATTCAGACATGACTTCCCGATCGACGGCAGCTTTCGCGGCGGTGTAGTTGGGATAGATCGGCTGATCCTCTGAGAACGTCAGCGCCACGTCGGTCGGGCCCATGCCAGGGTATTTGCGCAGCATGTCGCACACAATTCCAGTTGGCCGAGGGCTGGCGTGCGCAATTGGTGCGCACCCGAGGGCGATCACCACGGCCAGCATGAGCGCCCTCATTCGATGTGCCCCGGCTCGCCGTCAGGGATGGCGTCGGCCCAGACGATGTAGCGTTCCCGCTGGGTAACCGTGGTCGGGTCAGAGTAAGACGTGGATAGCTCGCAGCCATCGGCGTGGTAGCGGCCGTAGTCGTCGATCCGCCCCTGGCACTTAGTCCTATTGCCACCGATATGGGTGAAAGTGCGGTATCTCACCCAAGCAATGTTGCCGCTGCCACTTACTTCCACCGGGCTGTCACATAGCTGACGGATGCTGGGATTCAGCCCGAGAATAGCGTCGCGCTGGCAGTGGAAGATCTCCGGTAGTCCCATATCGGAAGGGTCGCCGGGCGCCGCATTGGCGGGCGTGGCGAGCGCGATAGCAGCCAATGGAACCATGAGCGGCAATGCCCACTTTCCGATTCGCATCATGCGCGGATCGTACTTCGATCGGCTAGTTTCCGGCCAGGAATGCCACCAGCCGATCTACCTTGCCGATTCCGTCGAAATGACGCGGCGCGCGTGAAGTGTCCCGGCCGCCAGCCCACAGCACTACGCCCGTCTGGCTGTAGGCGACGCTGGCGTAGGCGGGTGTGCCAGGAAGCCGATACACGCACTCACGGTGCGTGTATGCTGTCCCGGCTCCACCGTTGGAGATCCAGCCGTGCTCGCGTGCAGCGGCGTCGATCGTGTGTTGTCCGGTCGGTACGCGGACCTCGGCGCTGGTCATGTTGAATACCCTTCGGTTGTAGGTGGTTTGGGGTCAGGCTGCCGACGGCCAGGACGGCTGGACTCCGGTACCGCGTGCGCCCTCGACCGCTGCCCTCATCTCGTGGTCATCGACCGCTGTGTAGATCTGAGTGGTTGCCACCGAGGCGTGTCCCAGTAGCTTTTGTACGGCCCGGATGTTGCGGGTGGCGCGGTAGGCGCGGGTGGCGAACCGGTGGCGTAGTTTGTGCATGGTCCAGACATCGGGCATGGCTTTGGCGCAGAGTTCTCCCACCCAGCGAGGCGACAGGTGGCCGTTGTCGTTGCCGGGGAACAGGTAGCCCTCGGTGCTGGCGCCGGGGGTGTGTCCCGCCGCGCCGCGTTGGATCATCGCCGCTATCTCGTCGGTCACCGGGACGATGCGGCATTTGTTGCCCTTTCCGTGCACGAGCAGTTGATAGCCGTCGAATGATTCGATCAAGTCCTTGGTGTGCACCTGGGCGACCTCGGCGCGGCGCATACCCACTCCGTTAGCCAGGTCCAGCATGGCGGTGGTGCGCGCGTCGGCGGCGAGCAGTGATTCTTTCAAGACGCGATCGGGTGCAGGGCTGGGAACCGGGACCGCAGCGGCAACGTAGGGCAGCTCGGTGGCGGGGTTGGTCTGGATCCGCCCGTCCTCGTGCGCCCAGCCAAAGAAGCTGCGCGCCGAGTTGCGGTAGCCGCGCCGGGTCTCGGTCTTCCAGTGTCGCTGAGTGGCGAACCATGCTTTGAGTTCACTGCCGGTGGCTCGATCCGGCGGAATATCGAGTGACCGCACGATGCGCCCGATATGGGACAAGCGGGTAGCGATGGTGGTGCCGGGCCGTCCGGCCGCCAGTAGGTGCTGACGGTAGCCCGCGATCAGGTCTTGCCATTCGGCGGGAATGGGAAGCGGTGCGGGGCCGGACTTCTTGCGCGCGAGTGTCATGAAACCCGGACCGTAGGACCGGAACTCAAGCGCGTTGATTGTTTTCTGTCACCCGTGATGTACCCGTGAGGCCATCGAAGCTGATCGGCAATCATTGCCCGGCTACGCTGCCTTGACCGGACGGTCAGAAAGGGGGAGTCCCCGGAAAACCGCACCTCGGACAAGGGCTAACCTCTGACCAGAAGGTTAGGGGTTCGAATCCCTTCGGGCGCACCATTTATCAGGCAATACAGTAATTATCCGCCTGGGCGACACGCCCACCATCTGATACTTTCCCGCTACTTTCAGGCGCTACTTTCCCAGTACTGTTCCAGCGCACCGCGCGCATCCGGGCCTTGAGTTTGGCGCTGTAGGTAGTGAGCCTCGGTGGTCGCCAGCTTGGCGTGGGAGAGCTGCTGCCGCGCCTTGTCCGAGCCGAGCTCGTCGCGGATGACCGTGGCGACCGTGCGACGGAAGCTGTGGGGGGTGACCCAACTTAGTTCCTCCGGCAGCGCGGCGCGCAGGGCGCGCCGTAGATTGGCTAGGCTCATCCAGCCGCCGTCTCGGTTGGCGAACACAGGGCCGTCCATGCCTGACTCCCCGATTAGCGCCGTCAGCGTCTCTACACCGAACTTGGGCAAGATCACGGTATGGTCGGGAGCATCCGCCTTGCGCTCGTCCTGCCGATGCAGCGGCACCCCGGCGACACGACCGTGGTCGATCAACGTACCGGTGATGGTGAGAGTTGGCGGGTCAGCGAGAAGGTCTACGTCGCACCAGCGGGTGGCCAACACTTCGTTGGGTCGGCACCCGGTGGCGACGAGGAGATCCACGAACGCAGGCAGCAGACGACCAGGGCGCGGCCCCGGACCCTTCCGGTCGGCGTACTCGCGTACGGCGGCACGGATCTGCCTAAGCTCCGTCGCGTCGGCTGAGCGAGGTTTTCTCCTGCCGGTGCTGACTGTCTTCGTTTCGCGCATCGGATTGACGGGCATCACGTCGAACCGACATGCCATCGAGTACATGCCTGTCAGCACCATCCGTAGCCGTTTGGCCTGACTCTTGGACGCCATGCCCTGGATGTAGTTGTGGGCGTCTTGGGTCTCCAGTTCGGTGACGCGTAATGAGCCCAGCTGCGCGGCGCCGTGCGTCTTCCACACCGCCCGATACTGATCAACTGTCTGTTGCTTAACGCCGTCCTCGGCAGCCTTCGCTTCGACCCACAAGTCGAACAGGTCGCCGAGGACGGTTTTTTCATTCACCACCTGACCGGCTTTTGGCGGGCGACGTTTTACCAAGTGCCGCTGCAAGATACGGCGCGCGTCTTCGGCAGACTTCTCGCTTGATCGTTCCACGCGCCGCCGCTTGCCATCCGAATCACGAACGTAGGTGCTGGCGAAAAACTTGCCAGCAGAGGACCGTTCGGCGATGCGGCCGTGCTCGCCAGGCCGTAGTCGTTCCCTAGGCATCGATATCCCATCCCCGAGCAGCTATTTCAGCCTCCATACGTTCCAGCCTCTCCTGGTAGATCTCAATCATTCCCCTGATCGCCTGCGGATTGGAGTCAACCTCTCCTGCATCGGCGAACGCCTGAGAAATTTGCTCACTACTCAGCGCCGTGCGAAGCGTCTTCCGAAGGGATTCCCGGATGCGGGAATGTCGCAGTCGTCGGAGGTTGGCCACTTCGGAGTCCATACGGACTGGGTCTAGGTCGCCCGCATCATCAATCTCGGACCGCGGTGTGTGTCCGCAAAACCACTCCACTGCATCCAGTGAGCGGGCAGGCTTCCCCGGTAGAAGCTCCACCTTCCCGTCTGGGAGCGTCGGGTACAGGAGCGCGACGGGCGCCATGTCTAGTGCGGCGGCAAGCACAACGAGCTCTGGCACGCTAAGGACACTGCCGCGCCATCCAGAGTCGAGCTTGGATATAACCGTCGCGGGAATCCGGTAGCCCAGCTCTGCTGTCTTGTCGCTGAGCCATGTGGCCGATCTGCCGCCACGCGCCTCCTTCATGGCCTTGCCCACCCGTTTAACCAGTTCGGACGCCCAGCTGTCGTCTCGTTGATTCTCCACACGCTGAGTATCGGTCAAATCCTTGCGTCTGTCGAATACTGGAGTAATGTCCTACGTGTCACGCAAGATTCACGAAGGTTCTCTTCGTGTCAGGAATAATCAGGAGGGAAGATGAACGATTGCCCCGCCGTACAGCTCGCACTCGGCGGCGTAAGCAGGTCCACAGTCCGCCGTCTGTGGCGATCAAAGGAACTGGCCAGCGTCACTATCGGGCGCCGTCGGTTCTCGACGGATGACCAGCTGGCCGAATACATCGCCAAATTGGAGGCGGTCTAAATGCGACGACTGCCGCAGGCCGAGCACTGCGACCTTGGCCTTGATTTAGAGGCCGACCGAACCCCGGATCTACGTCCGAAAAAAGAACTGCCCCCGACCAGCACTGCCAAGCACCAGGTCGAGGGCAACCAATCAATTCCCATGAAAGGAATCGATCTCTGATGAACACTATACCTACCGCCACCGACGTGCCATTGCCAGCGGGCGCCGACGACGAGATGAGCGAGCGCGATTTCGAGGACCAGGGCGACGCAGGATTCGCCCGCTTGGTCTGGTCGAACACGATGCCCTTGCCTGAGCGTCTGGCCAACCACAATGTTCAGGCAGTAATTGCTCAGCGCCCGGACGGAACAGTCGTTACCGACAACCCCGGCCTCGCGCCTCGGGTGTACCTCTGGGATACCGCCTACGAAATTGCCGATGCCCGAGCTGTTGCCAAGGCGTTGACGGATGCTGCCGACCTGGCCGACTTATGGATCGGTGGTGCTCGATGAACAGCTGCACCAGAGGATTCACGTGGTGCACCGGCGGGTCACCGGACTGCCGCGGTGATCATCAGCGCATCACCTACGTCTTACCGACCCTCGGCGACGGGACACCCTTCAATCTCGATGACGACCAAAAGCCGCTGTCGATCGGTGCCGGGGTGCACTTCAACGAAAGAGAAGGTGACGGCGCCCCGCGCGTGATCATCCACATCCAAGGCGGGCCACGGGATCTCGATACCCAGATCGACATGCGGCTGACCGAGGCACACGACTTAGAGGAGCTACTGCTGCGGGCCAACGAACACGCCGCAGCGGTAACCCTGGCAGCGGTGCCGAAGTACTTCAAGGAGATCGTGCTGCCCGACATCAAGGCGGTGCCGTGACGGACGATTTCACCTCGAAACAAGTTGATTGGTGGGCGGTACACGAGTTCGTGCAACCGCTGCTGCAGGAGGTGGGGTGCTGGCCGCAAGCTGGCACCCCCGCCTGGCAGCTACTTGACCCCACCGATCCGGCCAAGCTCGCCGCCGTACTCGACGCTGCACGGCACCACGCCCTGCGGATGGACACCGAGCAGGCATCGCGAGCCCAAGCATCCCAAGACATTTCTCGTGCCGCCGACTGGTCCGCTATCGCCTCAGCGATACGCAACGGCCGCGGTGACGCGTACATACCCATGAATAAGGAGATCGCGTGAAGAACGAATTCTTCGACGCCACCAAAGAGTTGAACACCATCTACACCTGGGCGCGCGCCCGGTACGCGGCTCCGTGGGGCGTGCTCGGTGGAGTCCTGCTGCGGGTGTCGGTATCGACGGGACCGGAGGTTCGCCTCCCTGGCCTCATCGGTGGGCAAGCCTCACTGAACCTGGCCGTGGCGTTCTGCTCACCCAGCGGCGGCGGTAAGGGCATCACCGACAAGGTGTCTCGTGCCGCGTGGCCGACACCGATCCTGGAGCGGCCTCTCGGTAGCGGAGAGGGTATCGCCGAGGTGTTCCGCCAACCCCGCGAAAAGGAGGAACGCGAGCACATCACCCGGGCGCTGATCTCCGTGCCCGAGATCGACCAGCTGGCCGGCACTGCATCACGTCAGGGCTCCACCATCTTGGCCACGCTCAAGGCGGCACTGATGGGCGAGCTACTGGGACAGACGAATGCCAGCGCGGCAACGACCCGCATAGTCGAGCCCCACACGTACCGGCTAGGACTGAGCATCGGCGCCCAACCCGGACATACCGGCGTGCTCTTCAACGACACCACCGGCGGCACCCCGCAACGGATTCTGTGGATGCCCACCACCGACCCGACCATGCCCGCCGAAGCCCCGACAGAACCGGCTCCGCTCAACACCAAGCTGCCCGCATGGAAGGCAGACAACGGCGCCGTGGAGATCACCTACGGCCCCGCCGAGATCAGCCAGACGATCATCTCGGCACACCTGGCACGCCAGCGCGGAGAAGCCGATGCACTCGACGGCCACGCCATGCTCACCCGCTGCAAGGTAGCTGCGCTGCTGGCCATCCTGCACCAGCGGTCGGTGGTCTCCGAACTGGACTGGCAGCTGTCGGCGTCGGTGATGGCGATGTCCAACACCACCCGCGAGTGGATGCTCAATGAGGCCCAGAAGATCGGTCAGGCAGCCAACCGAGCACGCGCCCACGCCACTGCCGACCGAGAGGAAATCGTCTCAGACCGCAAACTACAGCGGGCCAAGGATGCGGTGCTTCGGTGGCTGGCGAGAGCCAACGAGCTGCCTACCAATGAGATTCGATCAAAGCTCAAAGCCGATCTTCGTGATCACCTCGGCGCAGCGTTGGCCGAATTAGCCGATGAGGGCAGAGTCCTGGCTATAGAGGTTGATCGCGGCACCCGGTATCGGATGGTCCCTGAGGTACACCCTGTACCTGGGGTACACCCGCAGAATTTGCAGGTGAAAGACCGTGTACCTGAGGTACACCCTGTACCTGCTGCGGGTGACAGTCCAGAGGGAAAGTCCAGTTCAATGACTGTCATCCCCGATAGTCCGCCTACGCCGAAACTGACCAAGAAGCAGGTTAAGTCGATGATGTGTAAACGTTGCTCAGTCATCCTGCCAGCGGCATCTACCGGGGAGTTCTGCGACGACTGCGACGGCGTCCCCGAGGCCCCGGTGCCGACCCGTGCCGTGCCCGAACCGGCTGCCGTGGTCGTACACAGCGAAGCCATAGCAAAGCGCAACTACGACCGCAGGAGAGCTGGATGACCCACCGTCGCTATGCCAGGCGCTGCAAGCTGTGCAGGCGCCGCACCCATCATCCTGATCGGCAGTGTCTTCAGTGCAGATCGCAGACGCCACCCGCCGTCACCGTCGATGGCGCCGCCGTCCACGTAGGCGATGGCATCACCCTAACCCAGGGTGCAGCACTAGAACTTGCCGCCGCAATCACCGTCGCGGTTGAAAACCAACGATTGAAGGAAGAACTCGATGCCTAACCCAGAGACCGAATTCGATAGCGCCGTTCAGCTCGTCAACGAGTTCATCACCCGTGCCCGCCGAGGCGAGGGCCTGACCCTGAGCGATTTGCAGGATCGGTGGACCGGCAGCCCGGCCGCACTGACAGGTGCGCTGTACCTGACGGCGATTGGTCAGCCGGTCGATGACCCTGACCACACCCCTCATCCTCGAGATCTCCGACGAGCCACCACATTCCTGGCGGGCTGGGCCACTGGCGACCCGGCAGTGTTCGAACCCCCAATGCAAGAGGCTGCCCGCGACGGACGCTTGCACCACCTACTTGCCGCTGTCGCCGAGCACGCCACTCAGGCGCTCGGGCTGCGCACCAATCCACACAATCTGGCTGAACTCCGTCGTGCTGCAGCCATTTGGACCCAACAAGAAGAGGAGAAGTAAATGACTGTGCCCACCCCCGCCGCCGATCCCACTGAAGAGCCCACGGCCACAACACAAAACCCGCAGACAGAACCGATCGACCCCCCAGAGGATGGCTCGGAGCTGGCCCGCGAAGCGCGGTCGTGGCGCAAGAAATACCAGACATCCAAGAGTGAGGTCGAAACCCTGTCCGCATCCGTGACTGCTCTGCAGCGTCAACTGGTCGAACACCAAATCGTGGGTCGAGTCGTGGATCCGGCAGATTGGTGGTCCCAGGCCGATGTTGCCGATCTTCTGGCAGAAGATGGCAGCGTGGACGGTGAAAAGGTTGAAGCCAAGATCGCTGAAATCCTCACCGCCAAACCGCATTGG